TCTCGCCCTAGCCCAAGTTGGTGACTCTTTTATAGCTAATTCCATCTGGTCATCCATATAATCAGGATACAAGATGATGTTTCCGTAATATATCTCATGGTCGTAATCGCCAAACATCATATCACTTAGTGCCAGTATCTCTTCCAGTGATGGCCATTGACTCATGTCATGTCGAGGATCGGGATAGGTGAAGTCGCCTGTAAACAATGCAGCATCGTCTATGAATATCAAATGTTGCAACTTATGTTTCCATGAATGTTCTACTATAGCTTCTAATTCTTCTCTTAGTGGGCATTCATCATTTAACTGATAGGCTACTTCTCTATTGCCTACAAAGTGAGCATCTAGCCAAAAGACACATGGTTCTATAAGTCCTTCTAGTATTAGTGGAATCAATGTTCTTGAATCACCTGGCAAGAAGTCAACATTGTAAATATCGCCATACTTTAACGCCGCATAGTTATGCTTTGATAATCTAGCTTCAATAGTATAAACGTTATCAAATAGATCAGCCGCCCATGCAGCAGTATCCCCGTTACCGGTGCCGGTCTCAATGAAATTGGTGTATGGATATTCATCTAACAACTGTGGTAGAACATATCGCATAGTCATTGTTGGCATTAAATTACTCCCGTGATTCTCTAAACCAGCCCGTCCTCATCAATCCCGGCACGTCTTCTACTTTAGCTTCAAATAGTGGATGACTAGCGGAGTATTTATATTTCCTTCTGCTAACAGTTCCCGTCAGTATCTCAGTAGCCATACTATTCCCCATATACTCTAATAACTTGTACTCTTTTGGCTTCTCGGTATCGCGCCCCCAAAAGTTGGCGGCAGAGACGGTTTCTTCGGCAGTAGCTATGCTAGGGATAGCACCAACAGTAGGTATAGTAACACTGGGGCCTTTTACTAAGCCGGCCGCTATCTCAAACTCTCTAATCTCTTCTGCCGTTGGCCCAATATACTGAGGATGCTTCTTTTTTATCATGCGCCGCAAGTTACGTGAGTTTAACGCCGATCTCCAAGCTCTATTATTCTTCAATTGCCTATAAGAGAATAATACTTTAGGTACACGTTTGCCAACATAGCCCTCGCCACTAATAGCTATCCACAAATCATAGTCTTCCCAGCCGCCAAGGTTACGATACATACCCGCTTTATGCCATGCCTCTTTCCTAAATAAACAACAACATGGGATATAGTTATGTCGTAAGAGCTTATCTAAGTCATAGTCATAGGTTCTGGCAATCAGATTAGGATAGTCACCAAATCTCTCAAAGTCTGAATAGACTATACCAATATTGGCATCTGCTTTAATAACGGGATATAGCTCTGCCAAGAACCGATTGTGTATTTTGTCATCACCATCCAGGCTAACAATAAACTCTCCTTTGGCTATAGTAATAGCCCTATTTCTGGATGGCGCAGCATTAAGATTCTTGGCATTGAATATTAGCTTCAATTGAGAATACTTCTTCCGCAATTTGGTCAATACTGACCTTGAGCCATCAGTTGAGTAGTCATCTACAATTATAATCTCATATGGCTTATCAAACTTCTGATATAACGCTGACTCAACAGCCTCGGTAATTACGCCAGCTAGATTATAGCACGTGATGACTATGGTGACAGCAACCTCATTGGTAACATCTTGCTTAGGCTTTACAGGCAAACCCTTCTTCCTTTTCGTTAGACAGTCTTTATATGCCTTAATATACTGAGGGATAATAACCGTCTTTAAATCATACTCTAAGGCGCACGTAGAAGCCCCCTGGGCAAGTCTACTATAGTTATTGAGTAAATATGCTATGTTGGTCTGTAGCGGCGTCCCAGGACGTTCTAAGTAGCCATTTTGGTCATTCTGGATAACCTCTGCTGTGCCTCCATGCCGCCAACCTATTACTGGCTTGCCCATGGCTAGAGCTTCGATAACTTGAACGCTAAAGCACTCCTTGGTAGTGCTAATCAGTGCCAAAGAGTCTCTAATAGCTTCTAGCATCTTATTATATGGTAACAACCCCACAACGGTGACGTTAGCTGGTATATCGCTATCTGGCCAAACTGTGGCCACTATAGGTATATTGGTATGCTTGGCTAGTTCTTTTAATGCTTTGCCCTGATTTAACGCCTGAATCTTATTCTTGCCAAAGAGTAGATAAGGTTTAGATAAGCCTAGCCATGCCAAGGCGCGTCCCTTAGGAATTGCCTGTAGCTTCTTAATATCCACGCCATTACGTATTACTCTTGGATTAACACCTAGCTTATCCTTATATACTAAAGTACTCCACTCAGATGGCGAAGTAACAATCTTGGCGGCCTGTATCATCTGGGCCATCCGTTTGTTTGCGTGAATCTCCCAGGGAGTTCTGGGATGACTCCAATAACCATGATTGGTGTAAACATCTGGATTAGGACAGTCACCTACCGCATGACAATGGATAACATCAGCATTGGCGGGGTTATCTACGATCTCAATACCAGCTAATGTCAGATACTTAGCTAGATCGTGAATGACTCTGTTTACTCCACCAATACTACTGGAGAGTTGGCTGAGTTGAGGGACTAGGCATACTTTCATCGTATCGGCCTCCTCTCGCAGATGATATACACCGCGCCAGCCTTTTGCGCCCTCGTAGCCTTCGCAATAGCAAACTTGGCTGTACAATCTGTGCGTTTCTTGATAGTATTAACCAACTCGGCAAAGTAACTAATAGGATATGACACAGAGGCTTCGCCACCAGATTTCCTATGTCTGATAATATCCTTTTGAGCATTAAAGTATGTTCTGAACAAAAAGGTCTTAGCGTCAAATAATACCAAGATACGTCGCAAGAGTTCCTCTGGTGGGTTTTCAAGGTGTTGTAGAATATCTATGCAGGTCACAACATCAAAACTATTAGGATTACGATAGTCTTCAATGCTGGTACAGACAAAATGACGTTTAGGGAATCTTATCCTAGCGCGTTCTATCATTAACTTAGACTGGTCTATCCCTAGATAGAAGCTCATCTCCTTAAAAGCTTCTGGCAATCTGCCTGGGCCACATCCTAAATCTAGCACCTTTTTATTATTAAGACTGCCATAGACAGATTCTATCTCAGAAACTAGCTGAGGGATTTGATTACGGAAATGTGTTTGTAACTCTAAGACATGTTGCAATGAGTCCCATTCTGTCTTGGCCGCAGGAAATATCTTAACATGGTCGCCAGGCAAGAGAATCATTCTTTATTCCATCCCGCGCCAGTAATCCACATTTCGGCTAGCTCGTCAGCATCCAATCCAAAGACTGTTGACATTAGTACATGATTTCCTATAGGTTGATAGATTTCATTAAATATTTTATCCCAGCCATTAGGCTTCTTCTGATGCATAGGATACAAGTCATCCTCAGCCACATCTTTCACCCTGAAGTCACTCAGCCATACTGAGTACTTTCCCTTGGTAGCAACTTCTGCTAATGTCCTAAACGGATTAAGACTATGCCCAATAACATGAATACATAGTACACAATCAACCGGATTCTCTATCTTGGGCACTTCATCACAGCTACAGAAGTCTTCAAACTCTATATTCTCTAACTGGTACATCATAGTCTTCCACTTGGCGTAACTCAACGCAGGACAGTCAAAGTCACCTATAGTAACCTTAACATCACATGATTCCGCTAGTACCAGTGATGGTGTAGCTATCCCTGCTCCATAGTCAAACACAGTCTTCCAACCTAGCTTATTAGCACTCTCTGGTATAGACTTGATAATCTCACACATTGGCTCATCCCTAAGTAACCACGCTGTGGACTGATAGATAGCGTTCTCATCTGAGCTATAGAAGTCATTAGCTGAAACAAAGTCTCGCACTTGTCTTTGTAGCCACTCATTCTTATTCTCATGCCTACATTCATCCATGCGAATTTGTAAATCAGTCATGTTATCGCCAGTATATTCACCTAGGTCAACTAACAAACTACTTAGTATATTGTTCATCTATAAACTCTCCCCGATATTCCTTACGCCATACCCGCTCTGGACACCTAAATTGTTGCTGTTTGCCCCAATAAGGATTGGTATACCTGGGCGGTCCAATAATCTTAAACAAGTCAAATGGTTCGTATACTGGGGGATTACCGAAGCAATTAAACTTGGACATCCTAGCATACGTCTCGGCATCTTTGCTAGACCGCTGAATGAATCTCATATGATAACCCATAACTTTGAGCACATCTAAGTAATAATACTTCAGCCCCTTCTGCGTACTTGTCGTAGTTTCATATGGGTATTGCCGAATCCATACCTCATCACTCCGATGTATCCGCATATGACTGGTACGGTTAGCATAATGCCAGCCATCTTCTAGCCATACTACATTCTGATGAGTAACAAAGCCGCCAGGGTAATCACCCATATCTACGCTCAGGGTCATGTCAATCCCATCTCTAGTCCAAATCTCGTCACCATCTACCTGTAATATCCAGGGCTTACCAGTCTTATGAGCCATCCATGAGCGCAATTGACCATTCTGTTCGGCGCTAACCTTGCCTAAATTAAAGAAGTGAAAGTCAGGATGTTGTCTAGCATAGTATTCTATAATCTGTATACTTCTATCAGTGCTACCAACATCAGCAATATAGATAGGCAAATTGGGCGTATTGGCCAAAGGTCTTAATACATAGTCTAGCCAATACTCTTCGTTTTGCAGCATAATTACAGCAGCGCAACGGTCTTGAAGTTTATTCATTGGTAGCTTTCTTAGGTTTAATATCAACGGCTACACATAGTTTACCCTTACACGCGAGACAAGCCTTGCCATCCTTAGTAATTCCTAACCCCTTACACTTTGAGCATTGTATCCATCGCGTCATAAGGTTCTCTCCTATATTTGAAGCACATGTTTCTTAAATGCCTCTGCGGTAATAGGCATAACTTTTTTGAATATCTCTAATGCAGCTAATGCATATTGACGATGTTCCCATTGGGCTGCTTTGTGACAACGTTTCTGCATCCAGTTCATTAAACTCCAAGCATTAACTGTCCAGATAAATTCGGTATAGATGGCTGTGCCAAGAATACCTCTGGCCTGTTCGCGTTTCCAGCCATCGCGGAGCAATGCCTCGTAAGTATTAAAAGATGATTCCATTTGCCGAATATAATTATCCACACCAGAAGCTGTATCTTGGGGAATATAATATTCTCTATCGGCAACGCAATAGCGTAGAGATTTCTCGTTAAAAGTACACAATCTTGAGCGCATCCATTGACGAGTTACAAACAAAGGAGCCTTAACTCTAAATCTGAATACTGCATGTTCAAATGGAGTATTGTGACGAGCTTTCATTAGCCGATTGATAAGTTTCTTATTGGCTTCTTCTGATCCACCTTCTGATTGATAGCAGATTCTGGCAGCCTCAATACAAGCCTTGTCTCCACCCATCATTTCTTCCAACTGTACCCAACCTTTATCTAAGACATCATATTTAATCATAGAACCCCCTCCCATAAATCCACATACTTAGGCACTATCGTACTGCGCCAGTCATACTTCATAGCAGTGATCTTGGCCCTCTTAGACATAGCCTCATAATGTCTAAGTATATACTCTGCACCTTCAAGCAAACTCTCCCCAGGATTAACCAGATAGCCATCAACTTTATGTGTTAATATTTCACTATTGCCGCCAAAGTCATAAGCTAGTACTGGCTTACCCATCGCCATAGCCTCTATAGTCTGAGCGCCAAAGGTTTCCTTAACAGTGCTAACATAAACTTTACATCCCGCTATAGCTGCCAACATCTCGTCAAAAGGCAAACGGTTAGTTATCACTATATTCCTCAACCCATATATCTCATCTGGGTGTGCATGAGTTAACTTAAAGAAGCAATCTGGCATATCCTTGGCCAATTCCGTCACAGGTGTTGACCCATAGTTACAATTAGGATAATATGTGCCAGCCTTGGCCCAAAGGAAATCTGATGGGCAACCTAGTATAGACCTAACCTTTTGCATAGCTATATAGTCCGTGCCATTAGGGATAACCTCGGCATTAGTACCTAGTTTGTTATCAAAGAACTCTTTAGACCATTGAGATAACACAGTGAACACTTTCGCTTGTTTAGCCAGCCTCTCTATTTTCCTCTGTGCATTAGTATACTCTGGTACAGTCTTGTTCTCCCAAAAGCCTAAGCAAGTATATATCTTACTGTTAGGATGTTCTTTCATACCCAAAGTATGAACAACGTCAGCTTCATCAGGATTATCAGTAGTAACCCATCGGCCTTGTGGGCCACCAAAGTTAGGGGCATACTTATATAAGGCTTCGACCAGGCGTAGTACGCCGCCCCATGAGCGATTGCCATATTCAGATAATGTTGGAAGAATACAGATTTTAGGCATTAGATTCTTTTTCCTGATTTAGTACATAAGCAATAGCTGTCATTGCCGCTTGACAAAATGACGAACTGTTGCCTACGCCCTCTTTCTTTTCATGTGCGGCTTCACATATCCAACTCTTGCCGCCCTCAGCAAGAAAAATATGAAAGAACCAATCTTCAGGAAGGGCATTGATTACCATGCCATATTGTAACCAGTTTTGGTCTGGTTTCCAACTGGCAATTTTTGCACCAATACTCAACGATCCCCAGTCATCATACTCAAGATAGGAATAATTGCCAGAGTCAGGTTCCCAACCCATAATCTCTTTGGCCAATATATCCCGCACTTCTTTGTCAGTCATTATTTATCTATTCTCCAGCCCGCAACGAACACTGGCGCAACGTTAGTATTGATAGTCTCTCCAACTAAGGTCGCAGTTCTCAATCCACTAGCTTCCATTATCATTGTCACATCATCTACAAAAGCATCTGGCCTACTAACAGAAGTCCTGCCAACGCTAGTATCATGATATTGAAACTGATTGGCCATATTAAGAAAGAACTCTATGACATAAGTATCGGCATCGAAGCCTAACATATGATTTATTAGCACCATAGGATTAGTAACATGTTGAAGGACATTTAGCATTAAGGCTATGTCAAAGTGCTCATCCGTTCGGAAGTCTATAAGGTCAGAACGGTATAAATTAACTGGAGAAAGTCCCTCTTCACATTCTTTCTCTGCTATATTAAGCATATTGACGCTTTGGTCTACGCCTACATAACGACTAGGCTTATATAGCTTATAGATTCTGCCTCCGCCACAACCCAAGTCTAAAATAGACTTGTTATCTAGCGTTTCGCCAAGGATAGCTTCTAAGTCTCTAGCTAATCCCTTGCTCCTACCCATCATTACATCATGAACAGACTGAGATAGCTTCTCATTTTTCCAGAACTTGTCGGCACCAGGCAACAAGTGGCTTTCACACATCTGCGTTGTCTACTATAGGCTTATTATATGCCACTATGTATCCGTTAGCCACTGATGGCGAAGTGTTGCTGGCTATCATCAAGAAAGCCTCTTTATCATACTGTTTCGCTAAGGGCAACAGTCTCTCTTCTATCTGCTCAGGCGTATATGAGATTGATAAATGCCCATATATGCTAGAGTTATAGTAGATAGTCTCATTCTTGAGAGAAATAAACAGCCGCATCACGTAAACATCAGCATCAAACTTGCGCAGAACCATCTTGAATGTACTGATACAACCCTTCTCGTCCAGATGTGGCAACACGTCAATGAGCAACAGTGTATCAAAGTGTTCATCAGTCTTAAAACTATAGAGTGTCTTTAGGTGTAATTCAACTTCTGACCGATCAAGAAGCAGCGCTCGCGCCTTAGTCAACATCTTCTCACTCTGATCCACGCCAACATACTTCTTAGGCTTATACATCTGCGCAATACGTCCCGTGCCACAGCCCAAGTCTAAGACTTTTACTCCATCTACTGGTACACCTAGATTAAGTAAGTCCTCGCGCAGAACAGGGGCCACCTTGGTGAAATATTCATGGCTTATGCCTGCACATTCATCACTATCCCAATACTTCCTTGCATCTTTAAGAATCGCCATCTTACTCTCCTTATCTAAAACAACCTAATGAAATTAGTGGTTCTACGTCTATATCATACACTTTAACAGTGCCGTTAGGTATACAATTGTACAACTTTCCAGCCTTAGCACTGATAATTCTACTCTTAGTCCCTGTATAGGTTAAATCTACAAAGCCACGAATAGGCGGCTTAGTGATTATATTCTTTCGCCTCTTGGCCGAAGGTAGCACGCTACCTGTTATACATCTTCAGCCCATGATTACCCCTCTGCTAAAAAAGTAGCGGCCCGATCTGCTTTGTTCGTTGTCGTGCCATCTTACATGCTATTGTATTTATATCAAATGCTAAGTATTGACGATCTAGATTTTGTGCAACTATGGCAGTAGTCCCACTACCGCAGAAGGGATCAAAGATAATATCGCCCTCGTTGCTACTAACCTTGATGATTCGTTCCATCAAAGTTTCTGGCTTCTGAGTGGGATAACCCAGACGCTCTGATGCGGTTGTTGATAGAAATGAGATTCTCCAAACATCAGTCAACATACGTCCATCAGGGTGAAATCCAGAGCGCCTCTCAACATTTGGAGTTGCGTATGGCTCTCGCATTATATTAAATATAAAGTGATTGTTTATTGTGTAACGAAAGATAATGTCATGTTTTTTGGCAAAATGTCGCTTGGAGGCTCCTCCACTGGCGTATGACCACACTATTTCATTCCTGAAATTGTTAACTCCAAAGATAACATCCATTAACAATTTCAAGTAATGCGAGGCAGTTGGATTACAATGTAAATAAATAGAACCAGTAGATTTTAACACTCGGCGTAGCTCCACGAGCCTTGGGGCCATCATTGATAAATAAGCCAGCATGTTACTGTTGCCCAAAAGTGTTTGGAAGGTTTGCATTATACAAGAAACATGGTCTCCAAGATCTATAATCTCTTGATATGATTCTATTGATACTTTATCCCATTTCCAAATATCTTCAAAGGCTTTAATTTGTTTATTATTATCTAGGACATTATAAACTCGGTTGCTATTGAAAGGTGGATCTAAATATATCAAATCAATGCTTTCATCAGGTATCGCCTTGGCCAACTCTCGGCAATCACCGAGGAAAATACCATTTTCCATTGTATCATTTGGCCCGACTTCATATGGCCCAAGTTTTGTCATTAACCTACTCTCTTAAACAACGGTTTATTACTCTTACTCTGCCAATCTATCATACACTTAACATCACGTGAGTCTATTATTATAACATCTCCATGGCCCTTTGTGGCATACAAATGCCTAGTCACAGGCCCCCTCCACTTAGCTTTGATATTACCAAGGTAAATCAATCTCTCAGTTCCATGTTCCCCGAATTTAACAAGCGTACCACGCTTGATAGCCTTGTCTCTTCACTGTCTTCCAATACTCATTAAAATCTTACCTTAGATTCTATGATTGGTTCTTGTTTCACTGAGGTTGCCAACGATGTCACTGCTGGTCTTATATCCTCTCCGCAAGCGTTTGAGACTAGAGTCTCCAGTTCCGGCGGGACTCGCCGTACTGCTAAACTTTTAAGATTCTGTGCAGCATTGAAGTCCCTATCTAACACTGCTCCACAATTACAGACCCATACTCTATTTGATAACTTCAGTCCAGAGTTAATATAACCACAATGTCTACATAACTTACTAGATGGGAAAAATCTATCAGCAATTATTAGTTCCTCGCCAGCCCATAGTGTTTTGTACTCTAGTTGTCTTCTAAACTCAGCCCAACTTACATCGCTAATAGCCTGTGCTAAATAATGATTCTTAATCATCCCCGCAACATTTAAGTCTTCTATAACAATTGTGCCCGGTCGTTTCTTATCAGGCTCGGTTTTTGCTACAATGGTGGAGGTAGCCTTATGGAGAATATCTCTACGTATACAGCTTATTTGGTAGTAAGCCTTAGCTAATTTCTTTCTTGTCTTTTCTCTATTTTTACTACCCTTTTCTCTTCGTGCAAGTTCTCGTTGTAATCGTTTAAGCTTGTGTTGGGCTTTCTTGAGGGTTTTAGGGTTCTCAAATTGCTGACCATTACTGCAAACTGCAAGCGTCTTAATTCCTAAATCTACACCAATGGGTTCACCTATTGCCTGTGTGACCTCAATCTCTTCTCTACATTGAACACTAACAAACCAATGTCCCGCTTTCTCAGACATAGTGGCAGATAGAATATGAATACCTTCAGTAGGAATATAATCACACTCTTTTAGCCTAAGCCAGCCTATACGCGGAAGCCTAATTCGTCTATTTTCAACTCGGATAGTACTACCCGTTAGCCGAAAACTATTAGCATTATGTTTCTTAGACTTAAACTTGGGAAGACCCACTTTTTCACCATTCTTTATACATCGGAAGAAATTTTGGTATGCCCTATCGAGGTTACGCAAAGCTTCTTGGGGGATACATTTAGAGTAATTATATAACCAAGGATATGTGGTCTTTTTCAAGGCATTTAGCTGTCGATTTTGTTCAACAAAGTTACTTGATTTGCCAATATTCTTATATTCTTGTTTGCGTTGGCCTAATCCCCAATTCCAAGCCCATCTTGCTACGCCAGCGCATTGTAACAATAGAGTGCGTTGCTTATTATTTAAGTCAAGCTCAACTTTGTAACCTCTAAAAATTTCCATTGTATTGATTTATGCTTTCCGAAAGCATCCCAGCGACTCTAGATAGCTTATATCTGCCTCATTACAAGCAAATGGCCTAACCCTACTAACAAGATACCGCTTACCAGTTGCGCCATAGAATGGCATGGGAGCTAACTGATTCCCAGTATATATCATCAATACTTCATTAGCCGATAGTGTTGGCCTAGTTGGCAATTTTAATGGCACTGACCGCGCCGCGATAGGTGGATGACCTCAACCCATTGTCCTATTTCTCCATTAGTTCTAGTTTTATCTTGCTATCCCGCATCTACTTAAGAACCCCCTTGTACTAGGCGAATTAGCTCTTCGAAAGCTCTTAAATAGGGCGAATTAAGCCCTTTTCAAAGCTATTGGTACTTTATCCCTTTATTTCTCTCTACGTGCGTTAGAATCAATCCCGTGGGCGACCTTGAGCCTGTAGTCGCCTTCCACTTTCTCGCATAGCCTCAGTGACAATTATCTCCGGATGCTTTCGCAGCCAAGCCCCTACATCTTTGGCCTCGGTGCTAAAAGGCTTATTGGGATTCAATCCCTTGATTCCTTTACTTACTCTGATATTCCTGTCCATCATGCTGCATGTGAAATAGCCCGCTTCAAAAGTAAGTTTCTTTTTGGCTATCTTGCGTTGAGTAACAAGCCACTGAGGAACTATAAAAGTATCTGAGCTTCGGCGGGGGCAGACAGACTCATCTGGATACCAACTTGGGTCAGTGGGAACTAATGGACATAGCGTAGCCTCGCATCCATTAAATCTTGGGCATTTCTCTTTCGCCGCCATATCAGTCATCACTTCCCCACCCTAAAGTATCCAAGATTTAACAACGCTTTTACATTCCCGCCATCTACAATTACTTCTGGCCTGAGCTTGCTAAACGTCAACACTTGTCCTGATGGCGCGGTAATAGCCTGTCCGCCAATTGATTCGCCAGTATAGTACAAGGTTACTAGAGTCCCGGCCTTAGATGGCTCATAATTGCTCTTATTCAGTGTACCCTTGCGACAATTTGTACAACGAGCCATTAAACCACCTTCTTAAACCAGCCAATATCTAGCAACTTCTCTATATCCTTGTTCTTCGCGGCAAACTCTCTGTTCTTTACTGAGAACGTGTAGCGATTGGAACTAATAAATATCACCTGTGGCGCAACCTTCTCGCCAGTATATCTCAATAAAGAAGTATCTCTGCCAGAGACCGTCTTTCCATACATGGCCAACTGTTCTTGTCCGCAGCAACCCATAGGTCGCTCACCTTTATATATACTATAATGCTTTTCGCGTAAATAGTCAAGCACTAATTGCTGCAACACTTCGTCTTTCTCTAGAACATCTCTCATTGTGCCGTCATGCTGACGATACTTTAGAGTCTTAACTTTAATCCTTCTACCACATACGCCGATCAGTCCTAGCCTAATGTGATAATCCCAGTCTTCATAACCATCGCGCATAGCCTCATCATAGCCGCCAACTTTCTCCCACGCCTCTCTAGGATACATGCTGGTAGCAGGAATAATGCTACGTGCCAAGAGTCTATCAAAATCATACTCTTCTAACTTAGCCTTAGTCTCAGTGCCATTATCCCAAAAAGGTATAATATCACCATAGACTATTAACGGGTCAATAGTAGAGTTCTGCATAGTTAGCATCTTATCTAGCGCAGATGGCGTCAGCATATCATCAGCATCTAATGGCACTATATACTCAGTATCAAGCCACTCTATACCGCGATTCCTGGCGGCAGATAGTCCCTGGTTATCCTCTAGTTCTAACAGCCTAAATCTATGGTCATCATTGGGTATTATCTCGGCTAGCCCCTGATGCCCACCATCATCAACTATTATAACCCTAAAGTCTTGATACTTCTGCTTCTGCAAACTCTCAATAGCATCACTAAGATACTGTTTTTGTTTATAGCATGGTATTACTATACCAACTGAACAAGGATATAGCTCAGGGTGACAAGCATTAACTATAGCGCGAAGCCTCTTCTCTTGCCCCTGTGAGTCCATATTTCTACCTGTGCCGCGTATTCGATAGTTAAAGTAAGTATCATTAACATGAATCCCGTCATAGAAATGCTTGCCTATATTTAGCCATAGCTCATAATCTTCCCAACTAGGATTGATATTCTTATACCCACCACATCTACGCCATGCTTCTTTTCTAAACATACTACAGCAACCAAGGAAATTGCCCTTAACTAAGTCTCTAAAATTCCATTCTCGACACTTAACTGTGCCATACTCTTCACCAAAGAGACGGAAGTTACCATAGGCTATGCCAATTGATCTATCACTGGAAATAGCTCGATATAACTTCTGGATGTAATCAGAGGGTATCTTGTCGTCACCATCTAAACATAGAACATATGTCCCACGGGCAACCTCTATGCCAGCATTACGCGATGGGCCAGCTTTTAGATTAAACTTATTAAGCACTAACCGTAACTGTTTATTCTTCCGCTTGAGTCTCTTAAGAATCTTCCTTGAGTTATCAGTAGAACGGTCATCAATTATGATAATCTCATATAGCTTATCGAACTGTTGATCTAATGCTGACTGGACAGCTTCTTCTATATACTTCTCAAGATTATAACAGGTAATAACTATACTAACTTCAATATCATCTTCATTCTCTGGCTTAAGAGCATCTTCATAGCATTGGATATACTGAGGAATAATCTTGTCCCAGTCATAATCTTTGGCTGACTCTCTAGCATTAGTAGACAATGCATTATAATCTTGTAGAATATGTTGCGCGGCGGCTAGTAACTGTGGCCACTCGATAGCATTAGCCTGTGGTGATTCACCAAGATGGCCATTATAGCCGTTCTTAATAACTTCTGCTGTGCCACCCCAGTTGAATCCCAACACTGGTTTACCAAGGGCCAGTGCCTCAATAACCTGTACCGAAAACTGTTCATTAGTTATTGCAATTAGAACTGAGCTATCAGCGATAATCTGTAGCATCTTCTCATAATGTTGCAGTCCTATTACTGTAACGTTGGGAGGAAGTATACCAGCGGGAGCAAATGTCAAGATAAACTTACACTGAGGAAGTTGACTAGCAAGCCATAGCGCGGGCCGAGGATCATTAGGCCACGCCATGTTATTCTTGGCCCATAGAAAGACAGGGGTATTGCTGGGATACTGTTCTATAGTCTGTAAATACTTCCAGTCTACACCGTTGCGAATAATACGAGGCTGAATATTGAGCTTGTTTTGGTAAATCTCTGTAGTATGCTGACTGACACTTGTGACAACCTTTGCGGCCACTAGAAGTCGATGAATAATCTCATTAGCCATAGTCTCATTAGGAGTTTTGGGATCGCGCCAAACACCATGATTTGTGTAAACATCTGCTTGAGAATGCCATGCCAAAGCGTGACAATGACGTATATCAGCCAAATCAGGATTATCAACAATTTCAATACCATACTGTGGCAGTAGTCTAGTTAAGTCACTTACTACACGATTGACGCCACCTATTGAAGATGAGAATGAACTTGCTGTGGGCAAAAGGCAAACTTTCACAGATTAGATTCCTTTTTTAATAGTGATGATATAGAAACATTCTCTTAGCACTCTTGTCCCAACCCAAAGTCAAACATTCAATAAAATCATTATCATCTTCGCCATGATGACGAATCATTGTTACAGGGGTAGTTGTACCATAACGCTCAGGATACTCAAGCCATACCTCAGTGTCATCTGAAATATCATAGTTATCTAACCATTTACGTAACGCGCCAACGGTCATTCGCACTTGCTATCTTCCTCAATTTTCTCTCTTATAGCCACTTCTATCACATCTTCAAATGGTCTAAGATACTCTTTTATTGCTGCCATGGCTTGTTTTAATGCAGAAAGTTTCTGGATAGTTGTCATTATAGGATCGTGAGTTGCTCAAGGCTAAAGCGCCTGAGCTTCTGGCTTCGACGAGGCCGCCAACGATAATGCCGTTGGTCTTACATCCTCTCCACCAGCGTGAGTTCCGGCAACTCCTGCCGTACCAAATAACTCAATGTTTATTGCTGCATTTTCGTCTCGGTCATGGATAACCCCACATTCAGGACATACCCATTCTCGATCCGAAAGTTTTAACAATCCATTGATATAACCACAATGATGACAACGCTTAGATGAAGGAAAGAATCTATCAACTTGGCTAATCTGACAGCCATACCATTTACCTTTATAAGAAAGCTGACGAATAAATTCTCCCCACCCCGCATCGGCAATAGACTTAGCGAGACAGTGATTCCGCATCATATTCTTCACGGCTAGGGACTCAGCATAGATAACTTGATTTTCATTAACTAGCTTACGAGTCAATTTGTGAAGAAAGTCATTACGCTGATTCTTTACTTTCTCATGTTGCCTAGCAAGGACAAGTCGCGCTTTTTCCCAACCATTAGAACCCTTTTTACAACGAGATAACCGCCGCTGCAATCGCCTCAGCCGTTTTTCGGCCTTACGAAGATATTGAGGGGCTTTTACTCGTTCACCCTTAGATGTAACAATAAAATCCTTAAGTCCTAAATCAATACCAATTATGTCGCCATTATACTCTGGCTCAAGAATCTCATCTTCACATAAAATGGAGGCAAAATACTTATCAGTCTTGGTTTGAGAAATAACAACATGCTTCATTTTGCCTGTGATGGGTCGATGGATGGTCATACTAACTAGGCCAGGGACTTTAGGGAGACGTAATTTGCCATCCTTAATCCAGAACCTCTGTGGTACACGAAAAGATTGCTTGCCTCGCTTACTCTTGAATCTTGGGAAACTGGCTCGACGCTTAAAGAAATTTACATATGCTGTATCAAGATCACGCAAAGATTGCTGAAGTGATTGTGAATTGATTTCACTAAGCCAAGTATAATCAGGTTTATGCTTAAGGTCAGTCAACATCTGAGATGTGTCATAATAATTTAGACCCTTTTTGCCATCACCACTTTTGTTGGCTATATAATAGTCAATTCGCTCACGCAAGAAATAGTTATAGACAAAACGGCAACATCCAAATTGTTTAGCAAATACTTCTTGTTGATCCTTGTTAGGATAGAGTCGAAACTTATAGGCTCGTCTAATCTTCATGCTTACAATTATAGCGTTGTTTTTGTAACCTGTCAAATTGGACTAGGGCAGTTGGGAAATCTTTATATCTAGAGGCCAAGACACTTTGATTTTATGAATTTTTATAGTAACCTGACATGTAAGAACCGAATTCACGACTCATTGATGCCCTCCTTATAATACCAATCTTTGCTTCCCCAGCCTACTATTTGTGACCACTCCATAATTCTAATTCCAATAACATAAAGTATATGACCTAGCCAACCACGAAGGGGAGATGCTGGCCGAGGGTAAGGTATTGAAAGACCTTCATTCCATTCATCAAGCGCACGTAATCCCTCTTCTAATATATCACTTTCATCTTGAGTGGAAACATGTGAAAGCTCAGTCATTTACCTCTGCCTGATTTGCTCTAATCTCTTGCCTGGTCAACTTACCAAAATGCCTGCGTGGATTACCACAACATTCTCTACTACATGGGCATCTAGTGTTTGCTAGAATCCCAACTTGCTTATCAGTCACTTCACATTCTGGTAACCAAAAACGTAGCATCTTACGCACCTTCTGCTTGATTCTTTCTGTATGATACCGCCTAATTGCAGAATGACCCATATTTTAACACCTTAAACGTTTTGGATTTGTCCCTATTGCCTTCTAACGAACGGAATACAGTATAGATACTATGTGTTATGCAACCAAGCATTAAAACGCTTCTCTGTGAGCATACCAGCCACTTGCTTAACTGGCAACCCATTATCAAAGAGTATCAATGTCGGCAATGTTCCCACATGATACTTAATAGCTAAGTCAGTCCTCTTACATACATCGGCAATCATCAATGAGACATTAGCCTTGTCGCAAACACTAGGCAGAAATTGTTTCATTTGATGACAACCAGCACAGGTGTCAGATGTGAATAGAAGAAGTTTCATGGGTTTCCTTATTAGATAAAAGAGCATAGGGCTGGAGTCGAACCAGCTAGTTTGTTTCCACCCGGGAATTGTATCTTCGTTTCCACCAGGAACTTGTGTCCACTACGCCTCGCCCATGCTCAATTTTTTATATGTGTGACTTCCGGTTTGTGACTGGCCGCTAAAGGATACGATGGCCTTGGGTGTAGTCCTCACCATTTTATTAACCCGCGGGTCAGAGCCGTACGTCCACTTCGCTACAATTGGAGGTTACCATATTCCTGCACTCAGTCTAAAAGATATCACACACAGTGGATCGACAGAGATTTGAACTCTGAACCCTCGGACCGCAAAACCGATGCTCTCCCGTTAGAGCTACCGACCCATTTATATCCACATTCAGTCCCATGTTCACATGGAGCCTACCTAGTTAGCAGAACATTATAAAGTGTCCCTGGGCCTAGGCATTTGATAAAAGTTATTGATTCCTAACCTTGTAACACCTTTGGCTACTTGTCACTCTCTCGCCACCTAGCGCAGCTACCATTGATGCCAATCCCGCTAGAACAAATGGCAACGCAGCTTCCCAAGTTAGTAACCAACAACTTTGTATTGCACCTAGCAAGAAAGCCCCCACCGGTAAGACTATTGCCAACCCCGCTACTATAAGATCTCTCTGATAAACTTCTAAGTCCTTTAGCTTGGGAAAATATTCTAACAATAGTCCTAGTACAAATGCTCCCGCTACCAAAATCTCTGCTTTGTCTGTCATTCCAACCAATATTTCACACATAGTTTTGTTTCCTCCTACAATCATTATACACTAAACTACCCTAATAAGTCAAGCCTAACATTACTTATTATTCTTCTCCCTCGCTACCCACGTATGCCTTCTACAATAACCAGTAGTGTTACCGTTAGTAATTCTATTTTCACACTCTTCTGCGGCGCAGATCCTGCCCTCGCTATACCGCGCCTGAATCTGTTCCTCTCTTACGTGACTACTTTTCCTTTGCCGCTTCTTACCATAAACCCTACGTCGTTCAGCAGTTAGAATATTATCTCTCTCGTACTTAACTCTCCATTTCTTATATTCTATAACTCTATTCTTGGAAGCCTTTTCCCAACATGGACAACGCTCAGTGCCAATATTAGTATCTGTCCGGGTCCACCTAAGTCGCATCTCTTTAGTACATAATTTACATGGCCACACAGAGGCCAGGCCCTCACTTGCTACAAGCATCTTTAGCTCTTCTTCTGGCGCAGATAAACAAGGAGGATTCTCTGGACAACTGCCACAAAACTTCTTGTTCATTGAACAATGAACTGCATTAGGAGGTAAATTGGCAACCTCTTCCCACCAGTTACTAGACCTAGACTTGCGCAATCCTATAGAGTTGGCATAGTCACTTACTAATGTCAAAATAAACTCCATGTCCACACGCCACACGAGATAAATGAATAGCCAATAATTCCCAAGATACAGACCAAGATAAACCAGTTAGCGTTATTTTTATTCTGTTCCATTGTTAGTTCCTAGTGCATCAGTTCCAAATATTTCTTTCACTTTGTCACTATTTGGTAACTTATCAATGGCTTTAAGAACGCTGGCTACCCATGTATTAAAAACTTCCATATTCTTTTCACTGAACATACCCAACACAGCCCATATGAAGTCCTCATAGGCATCACGCTGAGAAGTTAATAGTGCGTTTTCGGCCTCTAATATTCCAATGCACGTGTTGAGTAGTGCTAATTGAGACTTATTCTTATCTGTCATTTCGCTTCCAATGGGTAGTCCTCGTAAGCAAATGTCCATATTGTCGGCTCGCACTTCTCTGTAAACTCTACCCGCTTGATTTGTCTCCACTTGTGGCCACACGCCCTGCATGTGCAGAACATGATGCTGTCAATTTCTAATACCGATATATCATCTGATTCGCATACTGAACATTTCATGGTTTCGCCTCCAATGCATCGGACAGCTCAGTCATCAGTTGCCTTGCTTCTATGGTCGCATCGGCACTAAAGCTGCTACTGATTGAATTCGCAAGCAGGGAAAGGAAAAGCTGCGCCTTTCTCCTTGGCTGGCCGCCCAGCAATACCTTTTCGATCCCCCGCAGCCGCTTCAACTCTGCTTGCATATCCTCGATCCACTCAATCGCATGTGGCACACATTGAGGCCCGTGCGCCGGACATTCGGGAATAGCATCAAGTACCCTGTCACATTCCGTCAAAAGTTTATCCGTTACGTCTAGTAGCTCCTCTGCGCATCGAGGACAGAAGCCGCGTATCGCATTCCGTGGCCTAACGCCGCGCTTGCAGTTGGCACATTCTATCATCGTGTGAAGTTCGGCTCGAACGTATTCAATAGCACCGACCTCTGGCTCACTCTCCCATGTCACCGCGCCCAGCATATCACGATGCAAATAGATTCGTTCTGGCAATTCTCTCATCTCATCCTCCAATATCGGTGCTTCGTCATTCCGTAAATAGTCGGGAGCCTCCGTTATGACAAAGTCGCCCCAATGCCCTGGGACTAGCATCACGGCCACCTCCTACCAATCCTCGTCAATAATGGCGTCGCAAATCGGACACCTACCTTTGCTGTCATTGATGCAATCCATGCAAAATGGGCCAGCGTCGCACTCGTCACAATAGATTGAATCCTCACCTTTGCCTGCCCTACCAGTTGCCTCGCCGCATTTGCAACACGTTTCTATCTCGCTCATTCCCATTTCTCTCCGACCCATACGGGCCACTCATCACTCCCCACATTTCGCCAGCCGTCCTTGTCGAATCCCAGCGCCACAATATCAGCCTCGCTCAATGCGTACAGGTTGCCGCCGCCACGCATCCAATACACCGCCTCTGCCGCATCTAGCGCCCAGTCCGCAGGCTCATCGGCTATCGCGTTCCAGCCGTCGTAACCCATGCCAGCTTCCAGGCGGTTGTAGGCCACACACGCCACGTCATGGCCAGCAGATGGGACGACGCCGACTTCACCAGTTACAATGCGGGCGACCATATAGATGACTGTGTAGGCGATGAGCGCGGCGTTAGTCATCGGTGGTTGCCTCTAGCAACAACCCCACTATTATTCCCGTTGAAAGTCCGAATACAAAGCCACATGCCGCCGCTATCAGCACCCCAAGCAGTATCACGCTTCACTTCCCCCTCTCATTATACTAGTCATCGCGATAAACCTCGTCTATCCACAACCATGCCATAGCAATCATACCCACTATCGCCATGCCCAGGCAAATGAGCAATCCGAATTCTCTATCAGTCATCGGGCGTATCCAAAAGCAAGCCTAGCAGCCTCTGTATTCGTCGCTCTCTCACCCAAGCAAATGTATTAGCTGCGATTTCTGCACCATGTGCGGCTACTTCTTCAGGATCACACCCGTGTGCCCGGAGATACTTGTCCACATCCTCTTCGGTTGCGTTGTATCCAAAGTTTGATCCGCTCATGCTCCTGTTATCACTCATTGGCCAGTCTCCCTCAGCATCCTATTGATTTCGTCCCAGATCGGCCCCGCCTCTGGTAGCTCTCCCACAATGCGCACTCCGTCTAGTCGCTCAAACAGGTCACGCATCTCTAGCCAGTCAGCCTTAAAAGCACGCTTCAACGCAGGCGACCATCTCACATCATCAGTGAGCAGCCTCCCTATTGAGACATTCTCAACATTGTCTTTCAGCAGCCACCTATGCTCACTCGCGTTTCACTCTCCTCTTCTCCGCAAATACTCTTCGCGTAACATGTCTTATGCCACGTCGTCCTGACTAGATGCGGAAATGGCACAAGGTCGCAATGACAAACCTCTTCCGTCCACAACAAATCCGCTAGGGCAACCGTGGCGCAATTACGGCCACAGCCAGGGCAATTGCCTGACCAGTCGTGGGCAATACTTCTTCCCCATTTCTCGTCCATTATTCACTCTCCCCGTTTTCCTCTACCGTTTCTGAATCTTCGAGAAAGGCGGTTTCGGCGTATGCTATGCGCGGTTGAATCTCTTTTGGCTCATCTTGCCAGCCCGTCCAGTCATCGCCCCAGAATAACGCCAATCTCAGCGCCTCCCGTAATCTCACCGCCACATCCCGCCGCACGTACTCGATGTCGCTTTTGTCAATACGGTCAACGCACCAGGTCACGCCTTCAAGATCGCTAATGCTTTCCACTGGCTCCTCCCATGCATCCAGTCCTATCTGCAAATAGATTCGCTCAGGAGCTTCCATCGGTATCCTCCTCTAGCCATGCGGTTTCGTCAATCACCGTGCCAGCCGCCCATCTTGCGTCGTCCAGCACCATGACATCAAGATTCGTCACTGGCCGATTGCTAGACAGTTTTCTCGATATTAGTCCAGCCGCTTTCACTAGCACCACGAGCACATCACGCTCTGTCACCGCCGCCTCCAACACGCGGGGAAGGTCTGTGCGGGCGTTAACGCAAAACATCACGTCATAGATGCTAACTAGCGGATCCTCAATGGCATATATTAACGCCAAGCGATCAACTTTGAGCCGCGTTAATATCTCGCTTGTTTTAGACGTGCCCTCAGAGAAATACCATTCTCCCCCTGTCGCCGCCTCGCAGTACGCTCGGATTTCGTCAGCCGTTCGCTGCTCAGTCATCGCTCCTCCTCCGTTCCCATATCCACCATCGCACCCGCGCCGGTATGTCAATTATTGCCCACCACAGAAGCCGCCTCAGCGGAATGTTCATGCACACGTAGCCCCGCGCCTCTCCGTCGCAGTAACCGACTAGCCCCTCCTCAATCCAATCAGCCGGCGTCCCGTCCGGCCATTCATCGGCGTCCCCCATCTCGTAGACTTCGAGTAGTGCGTATCGCCACACGTTATACGTCCTCCCATTCTGTCACATACCCGCCGCTCTCATACCGGTATGATTCGCCGCCACGTGACAAGGCCCGTCTCAACGTCTTGATAGCCTCTCCATTCTCAATCATCTTCTTCGTAACACGAATCAGGCACCAGGATTCTATGTTCGCCTCGTTGTATTTCTCGATATCACCGTAATACCGGTTCAATTTGTGGTGCCCGAAGCCCTCAACTTCCAGCAATACCCGCTGCGGCACGAAGGCAAAGTCGGCCCGCCACTTGCGCAACTCGTGCCACTTGAACTCACGCATGTAGCCAGTTATTCCTGCCGCGCGAAGGTGCAGATCCATTGTCGCCTCTAGGTCAGATTGTGTCATCGCATCCCTCCCAGTATCGCGCCCCAGATCGCCAGTGCCCCAGCCACATTGCCAGCAAGCAGCTTTCTAACAATACTATTCTCTCCAGTCTCAATAGGCTCCCGTGGAATCCCGCAAATGAATAGATTAGCTTTCATCGCTGCCTCTTATCATGCTTCCGATTCCATCTTTTTATATCTTCTACCGCTTGGCGATAGTTTATCTCATGCAGTTCTTGAGCTTTATTAACACGTCCATTATCCTTAAAAAGACCGGTGAGGCCGAACAGAAATATCAATATTAACACTATTTCCACGTGAGTTCTCCTACAATAGACATCATTAACTCCTATACTTGGCTCTTTGGCCAGTAATTCTACATGTAGTTCTTTTTAACTTTGATTTCATACGTCTCTTGGCCTTTCTTAGGGTTAACATCATAGTATGCTGAGACTTCCTTCTAGCTACTCTAATCTTCCAATATGGACGAGAGGGCCTAGTAAGCCTACGCAACTTAGCGTGAGAAGGCTTTCGCTTCATCCATCTTAAGATAGCATTATTGCGCGGATTATGACGACTTGAGAACGGAACAAGTTTGCCATCTATTCTGGTTAATGTTCCAGTCATTATATTACCTCTTATTCTGTATATGTGTAATTAGCCATAACAGCGTTACTACATCACGGTTATGCTGTTCTAATATCTTTGCCAGCGGTTGCAAGATATCATCAATGAACACAGCCTCTAGTTTATCAGGGTCTTGTTCAAAGGCCAATGCTTCCATATCCAATAGTTGATGTGCCGCTAATTGATAAGCATCTATCTCTGCTTCTGTCATTGGTATACCCATAATTCTCTCCTCACTTGCATAATTCGGCTAAGAAATAACCTAATCCCATGCCAATTAGTATTTTGAATGCCCATGTTAACCATTCGTGCTTGCTCATTATGTTTTTTCCCTAACAATTACTATTCATAAAAGTAAACTCAGTTCCACATATCGGGCATAGATGTGTTTCTTCCCAATCTACCGGATGACCGCCAAACTCATATGCCTTCCATGAATTATAAACAGGTGTAGTGCTGCTAATCATACTATTTTTATCATCATCTTCACCCGCGCCATCCCATCCACAATTAGGACAATCAAACTCTGTCATCTGATAGTATTCATGCTTACAAATGGCGCAGCGAGCAAACCATTCTGGAATAGGATATAGTCCTTTGAATTTACCATCCCATTCAGGATTATGCTCTAGTCTCGTAATCTTTTCACAGCCAGGACAATACCAATATCTTGTCTCTGCGAGATAATGTTTCTGCCTAGGTAGCCACCAAGTCTTTTCCATAGCTATTCTGCCATCACAATGCCAAACTGATTACTATATTCTTCCAATGGATACCACTTGTTATACTGGCTCATTTCCTCAGCCGTAAATGGCTCACACTTAGGGGCCAGTATTAACCAAAATGGGCCAAGTATCTCGCACATTTCTTCTTTAGTATATGGTCTATCTAGCCAGTAACCCTTTCCAGTAGCATCAGTAAAGATTCCTCTTCGCCCTTTGTTACACCAGTCTACTGTTAAGAAATAATGTACTATTTCAGTTGTCATCTTCTTCTCCAAACATTCGTTTATAAGCTTCTAACACCAATTCTGCCACAGCTTCTTTCATTCCTGGGCCATTGGGAACTAATTGACCAGAGAGGCAAAACATATAGTCATCTTCATCAACGTTAGTATTGATACATTCTAACGATACCAGACCAGTGCCGAGTTCTTCAACTTCAAACTTAGCCCCAGCATTGATAAGTTTCTTGGCCATATCGCCAGTAGCTTGGCCTACTTGAATATTGGCATCTGTTTTGCGTCCGTTAGGACGAAGATATTGTGTAAAGGGGATTAGCATTTATGTCGCCCCCCTCTCTGCCAACTCCAGGCCGTCGAAGTTGGCGCTGTTGGGATTGATCTTGATGATCTGGCCATCGCGCTCGAATGTCCAGGTATCGCCCACGTCGCATGGGGTATAGGTCACCAACCAGATCTCTTCCGTTGTCATCTGCCACATACGCGAACTTGAATTCATGAAAATTCGCACCTTGTCGCCCTCGCCGATTCCTCTAGCCATTGGCCGCCTCCTTGATTGCCTTGGTTAGGTTATGCACAAGCTCGTCACGTATCGGCCACTCCAATTCGCCGTCATGTCCTGAGCCTAGCGCGTCTATTGGCAGACTAGCGATAGCCTCTCTCGCCGTTTCGATAGCCGTCACAAGCGCCGCTATCTGCGTGTCTTTGATCGCTATCTGCGCGTCCCTGGTCTGGAGCATATCATGCTGACACCGAATGCGATTGACCAACTGCTTCTTGGTAACGTCTCTGTACTGTAGCGGTCTCATATCGTTGCCTCCTTGATTGCGGCTGCTATCCCGCGCAAGCAGTCCGCCTTATGGCCCTCGTCAATGGCCTGCTTGCAGAACGGGCAGATGTGGCTACTCCTGCCGCTCATCCATTCGTCAATGTCCAGGATGCCGTTCACCAGCGCCGCTATCTGCGCGTCCTTGGCCTGGAGCGTAGCCTCTAGATCAAGAACATCTCGCGCCCAATCGCGCTGCGTTTCCCTCTCAACGTGTAGCCCTACCTCTTCCCGTAATGCATCATACAGAGTACATCTCATAGCCCCGGTCCTCCATAACCATGCGCCCCCGTGCTCTCCCGCGTTTCCGGCCCGCCTTCCTCATCATGCTGGGCCGCTTGCCATTCGCGCTGACCGATGATGGTGTAGGGATGCGTAGTCTCTAGGTGTCCAGTTAGCGCCTTGTGACAAAGCTCCCGCCCCATTCTCTCCACCAGCCGCACCAACACGGTATGGTCACGGCGGGCGTCGGCGAGGGTGGTCTCTAGCCCTTGGATACGCAACTGTTGCCCTTCGCGAAATCCCTTAGCAAATATACAATGATTCTGTACATTTTGTTCCAGCTTGCGTATCTTGGCATAGTTATCGCCAGTTAATTCGGCCAACTCATTACCTAGGTTTCTAATAGCCTTTTCTATATTCAATTTAATCTCCTTGACACCATATTTTATATGTATATATTATAGCGCATGACACGTGGAAAGTCAATGATTAGTAGACTAATTATAGATTATAATTCTACTGTTCTGGCTATAGTCTCGGGCAATTGGTAGCTAGCTTCTACTACGATATATACTTCTCTGCCACGAAATACCCATTTCTCAGAAGTTCTCTCCATAAACTCTTTGGGATTAGCTCCTCGTATAACATAAGAATTATAATTAAACTCTCTTTTGATATTAACATTAAGTCGAGAGAATTGTCTATAAGTATGTTCTATGCCGCCAACCTGGTTACTATATATAAGTCTTTTGGGCATATACTCATCAGATTCTATGCCACTAAAAATATACACATCTGCGTCAGTATGGCTAATGATATGCTGAACGAATCTATCATATTGCTCTATTCTGGATAGTAGGCCAAGCCCCAGGATAATATCATAGTGCTGGCGCAAAATAGGAATATTAAGAATGTCATCTACCGTGTCAACACCAAGTCCTAATTTTGATAAATCCAGGATATGTTTGCCCCTAACGTTAGTATAGACATGTTCTATTACTGAGTAAACAGCATCCTCAGTGATATGCTTGTTCTGTTCCAGGAGGGCTTGTTTTCCACTAGGTAACCAATTCATTTCATCTGCTGAATAATAGCACATGTACCAACGAACACCTTGAGGAAACTCATGATATAGCCGAGGTAGTATTTGCCAGCCGTCAACGCGCCTAAAGAAGGTTTTATCAAAGGTTCTATCATTTAGGCCAATCCATTTATCATCTGCCATGATAACATCAAAAAGAGTGTTACGATTGCGATACTCAGAGCACCAGAGATTACGCAAAACAGCAGGCTTAATGTCCAAATTACGAACAACGTTTATCGCTAAGATCAGGTCACAGTTGGTGTGAGCAAAGTTAGAGATGTCTAATGGCTGCTTAGTTCGCCTAATCTCAGCACTAGGGGTAATCTCATGGATAAGAGCTTCTTGCCTATCATCAATAGCAGATTTAAGCCATACGTCATGACTGATAATCTGTGATAGTTCGCCACCACCATAAGATAAGTCATAGACTAAGGGAAAGTGCTTATTGCCAAGGAGCGACCTGATAACTTCTTGTTGCTTAATGTAAGCATCACGCTTTAGCCAAGCATAGTAATGATTGCGATAACCGTCATCAGAAAGATTGCTGTACCAAGCTTGATACTCTGGTATGTATTTTGTGACCATTATTGTGCTCCTGGCAAAGTCTTCATCCCACCCGTGCCATGAATCGGCACAGCACAGGCTTTCTCTCCAGCTTTCAATGGTATATTAACAGGCTGGTTAGATAGAGAATCAGTTTGCGGATTAGCTATTGGTGGAGCAACGGGCTGGATTGGTTGAGCCACAGGCCGAGTAACTGGTTGCACTAGTTGACTAACAGGTTGCTGAGTAGGCTGTTGCTGAGGTTGCTCTCCTCGTTGAGCCATCAATATCCCACGCATCTTGGGCCGCGCCAAGACTATGGCTTGAGCCTTGTGTAATGCTTCTTGGAATGTTGACTTATCAAGAGGATGGAGAATAGGTAGCTTGTTATACATCGTCCAGAGAGAGGCCAGCAATGTAATGATGCTATCCTCTAGCTTAACCTGCTCTTGTATTTCGCTCATAGTCTCTCCCACTTCTCAGCTAACTCTTTAGCATCTTGCCCTGTAATCCTTGACTTAAACAGAAACGGCACTATTGGTTGCGCCACTAATTTCCATACTTTATCCCAGTAACGCGGCCTAAGGTGGTGCATAGGATACCTATCATTGCCAGATACCCTAAAATCGCTGTTCCACAAAGCATAGGTACTATGGGTCATAATTTCGGCTAGCATCGCGTAGGGGGCATTAGAGTGGCCAATTACGTCAGTACAGATAATACAGTCATAGTTATTGACTACTGGTTGGACTATTAAACTAGGATCAAACAATCTCCACTGAACCTTTGGCCCTAGTTTATACTTATTAACCTTCCAAGCGGCAAATGCCATTGCGGGACAGTTGAAGTCTGCTATAACAACAGTCTTAACATCACTCTCTTCAGCTAAGACCAGAGAATGAGTAGCTATGCCAGCACCATAATCTAGGATTGACTGCCAGTCGAACCTTTCGGCATACTCTAGCAAAGTATCATTCCATCGGCGCACAGTGGCGTCTCTATCATGCCAATCTGAACATTCTTGTAGATAATGCTGAGTCTTGAGATAAAACTGGTTCTCTTCCTCTGGAGTCTGTGGAGATAGCCTATTCCATTCTTCTTTGGCCAAATCGCCAATCAATTCCATTGGTCTATTGGCAACGCCATATGGCAAGTTAAGATATTCGGCTAAGTCTTGTCGCATAAATTTTATGATTTTAGACATTGTTACCCTTCACATATGGATTATGATACTGAGGTAGTCCCAATTCCTTAAACAGGTCTATTGACTTATTCCAAGCTCTTTCTTGTGGGTCAAAGTATGTCTGCTTCTCAACCCTCATATATGTCTCATTATCACAAGATGACCTCTTAAGATACCTTGTATGGTAAGCATGTGGGCCACCTTCAAAGTATAACGCTGATTTGCTAAAGTCGGTTGTGCTTTCGAATGGATACTTGCCTAGCCACTCAGCATCTTTGCGATGTAGCCTGTGCTGGGATATGCCATCAGCAAGGATAAACTGGCCATCTTGCCATAGGATGTTATGCACATGAACGAAACCAGTGGCTATGTCATAATTGTCTATGTCGGTATGTAAAACACTCTCTAATTTACGCCGCATCCATAGCTCGTCTCCGTCAATTTGCAAAATCCAGGGAGTTTCTACAAACTTGGCTAAATATTGCCTAACCAAGCCATTTTCTTCAGGGGTTATATTTTTATGGCGAACATAGTAGAATTGTTGAGAGTAAGAATCTTTAACTTGTGTCTGCATAGCCAAGATAATGTTGGGAGTGTTATCTTGGCTAGCACAGTCAGCAATGTATAAAGGGAGTTGTAATTCTAGGATAGGCTTTAGTGCTAAATCTATCCAGTATTCTTCGTTTGCCACCATCATGACGACAGAGACTTTTGAGCCCAATGTACAAGACAATGTTTAACTCCCTTAAATATATACTTCTACAGGAATATCCATCGAATCGAGATACTCATCAAATAACTCTTTCACATCTGGCCATTGCAATCCACCCAGGCCGCAGCCTAATTTGGGAAAGGCTATGCTTTCAATCTCTTCTTGTTCATACGTATCAACAAATGTCTTCAGTCCCAGTTCAATATACCATAGCTTGGATAACAAATGCCAATCAGTCTTTGTGGGAAAGTTTAGTATCCATTTATCATCAGTTCGATATATCCAGAGACAACCAACATCAAAGCTATTTGACCAAGTATATTGCGCATATTCTTTCGCCATTTTGGGATACTTCTGAGCAAACTGTTTAGCCAACCCCGCGCCCATAACGCCAACAGTATTAACAGGACATACCAGAGTTTGCATAGTGGATTGGAAGATGTTACCCTTGATATACTCTATCATGCTGTTTCCTGTCATAGAAAGGCTTATGTTGCAGCTTTCATAGCCGCACCCAGAAATACTCTATTAAAAAACAGTCGCAGATTCTCTCTAAGTATAGCCGATTATGTCGCCGAAGTCAATAGTTGCTAGACAATAAAGAAGAGAGAAAAGTGGTTAACTCTTCTCTCTCCTTCTTGACACTAGTAGCTTATTAGCCCATTAGTGTCAAACCCTGTTTTTCAACAGAGCATTTCTGGGTGCGGCTATAGATTATCATACTTAGCTGCTTTTGTCAAGCGTTACCAGACATAAGAAAAAGGAGAAGCCTAAACTTCTCCTCTTTCTCTATACTATTTATATCTAGTTCTATGTTACCGTTGATCTCCACCACTAGTACCAGCCAAAACCTGGCATCCGGAATAGAAATACGGTACTGCGCCACTAGCTGAATTAGCAGGAGGATTACCAGCCCAGAAATACTCATCACAAGGTTCTGGTGTCTCGGGCGGTAGATTAAACGGAGCGCAAACGTTAGTGATTCTACCAAGTAGCCACGGGGCCTTCATACGGAAGCGGGCCTTTGTGAGTACAGTCTGGTTGAAGCACTCGTTCATGCTATTGCTCCAGATTAGGAAGCGGCCACCATCAGTGACCCTTGCGCCATTGACTAGCTGATCTACGGGAATGGTAGTCCCTGCCAATGTTGCGGCAAAGTCCTGATGCTCCATATACAGAGTCTGCATGACACCAACCTTGCGTGTTAGCACAAAGATGTCTGAGCAGAAATAAGGAGCTAGGGAAGTCTGTGGAATCCAGTCATTAGTGATAACATCAACCGCGACGCCATCAACTTCTATCATACCCATTCCGTAAGTGCTATCCTGCATTAGTCGGGCGCGTTCATCACGGCTCCGAAGCGGGTCTATATTCACTTCGTTATACTGGCTACCAGTACATGGGCCACAACCACATGCCATCCAGTCAATTAGAGCATCACGCATCAAGCTCGTCATAACCAATACCATGTCGCCCCTCTGTACGCCACCAAGAGCCTTCGCGCGTCTGCGGATTCGCCTTACGATGTCATTGAGGATATTACAGATATTACTATTTGCGGCAGCATTGCCCCAGTCATAGATATATGGCTCTTCGCCTTCGCAGCGACGACCATTACGGGCGTCAGTGATGGGCTGATTGATAAGAACCATTAGGCCATCCCAGTCTAGAGGATTAGCGGTATGGTTACCTACAATAAGCATTCTTTCAAATGCCATTTTTAGCACACCAGATGCTACGGCAATCTGCCACTGCTGGTCATTTACCACTCGCTGAGTTGCGTGAGGGCCACGGATGTAGTAGATAGGCTGTTCGTCACAACGACTTAGCCCCACACTGGTAAGTTTGAGGTCCTGTCCGGCATGTGCGATCTCGCCGAAACAGGTGATTAGCTCGCACTTACCCCACTCAACCTTGGGAGCGTCTGCGCACTCTTCGGTTCTGTTCCAAGTACATGCATCAGTCCCTGTTCCCTGCGGGCCAATGAAGCTGATGATCTTGTCGAAATCGGGATCAACAGTTGAAGGCTTCATTCCAAGCCAGGTGCTCAAGAAGTCGTCAGGGACGAAACTTGAGATTAGCTCGTTCCCACCACACCAGCTAAACATACCATTACCATGCATAGTTGAGAGGGTAGGTGTGGCTGTTCCACCTGTGGCTACCTTTATTCCCGCATTGGGTTGCAAGAGACTAGCGAGATATTCTACGTCTTGTCGTCTCATGTTATACTCCTTTACACCACAACCCGAAGATTGTGTCGATGCTTTTGAATTGTTTCGATACTATTAGCAAGAGACTGATTAAGAGCGTCCTCAGGAGCATGTTGTTTTTCAACAACTGTCTCCTTGGGTTCATCAGTAATAGTCTCTGGTTCACTAGATGGGCGATAAGCTAGACGCATACGCGGAAGCTGCTTTTGCATATCAGCAAGTTTATCTTCGTCTGTCTTGAGCAAGTGATTGAGAATCTTGCCCACAGAGTCCAACTGAGTTGCCATAGTCTTAAGCTGCTTCTGAACATCTTCCACAGCGGTCTGCTCTGGAGCGGGTATACGCTGCGCGACTTCCTGTGCCAATGTCTGGATAGTAGGAAGGTCAAGCTCTAGGACAAAATCTTTAACAGTCTCTTCCTCAGCAGGTTTTTCTACAACCACTTCTGGTTCTACTACTTCTGGTTCTACAACTGGAGTCTCTACTGGCTCGGCAACAGGATCGGCAACGGGAGTTTCTACAACAACATCTTCCGTCGCCTTTATCACCTCTTCAGTATTTTCCTCAGTCTTTAGCCCCAACTCTTCACCGGCCTGCATTTTGATACCTATCTTTGACGCTTGCTCCAGGAGGTCTGCCGCCAAGTCCTTATTGCCACCTAGCATTTCTGTGAGCTTACTAACAAGCTCTTCTTGTTTTTCCATGGATATTACCTCCGTATTCATAAGTCTGATATTGGTGAATAAAGCCGCTGCATCTGGCTCTTCCACTATACTTCGTTCAAAGATTCTGATCTTTTCATAGCAATTATCTACAAGGTCACTAGGTCGATACTTAAAACCTATGGATAAGCCATACTTCTCGGGGGTAGTGTTTACCGTAGAGCGAACTTGAACGGCCATATCAGCGTCATCAAATGTGCCACTTTCGATTAAGAACATGCCGATTCGCAAAGAACTGTCGCATATTCCTACTCGGGTTCCTGGCAAATGATAAATCCTAAGTTCACCGTAGTCGCCCTTGGCGGCCTTTATAGAGTAGTCAATAGCTTTAGTGGCAACCGTTTCGCCAGTGCGATCTTCAAATGCAGAAGAAGACACACCGACCCAGCGAAATTCGCCAGTAGAACTCTTGAATATCTGAAACATACTACGCCCTCCGATTAGCTAACTTTGCATAAGTCTAAGTATTGCTATTCTAAGGACTCCCAGATTTATAACTGTTGAGCAATTAGATTATAGTCAAGGTAAGATAACTTGTCAAGTTGGGTTTTTAGATGTAGAACTAATGTGCTATTCATCAGCCGTGAATTGATAACGTCCTTTTATCCATTCTTCTTGTGGCGTAAAAGTAAAAGAATTATCAACTTGAGTATACCCCACGCGATAGTAAGCGTCCCACTCATCCCATGTGTCTACTATTACAGCGTCATCAAGAACCTCACTAACATAATGTTGTGGGCCGCCGTCGCTGGCTGCTATGCTGCCGAATTCTTTATTAAAGGCATTTGACACACCAGTAATAGTGCGACTATAGCTAATAGACTTAAGAGACTTCTTTCCTTGTGCCTGTGCCTTTTGCAATCTAGCCCTAATCTTATCTTGAAGGCTTTGAGAGATAACCTTACCGTCACATTTTACTTGATTAAGACGGGAAAGTGCATTATTAACATGCGACAAATCAATCTTGCCCTCAGCATCTTTATAGGGCAACTTTCTAAGACTCAAGGGAAAGGTTTTGCCATCCTTCTTGGAGCCCCCCTTACAAATATGAGCAAAACTCCCATCGGGAAGGCTAGAAACGTAAGTGCTGTCCCACTTCTTTTTCTCTCTGACTAATACTTCTCGCAATTTAACTTGAAGCTCTAACTTCTCTGTCATTCTGTTTTCTCCTCTGCTACTTCTGCCGTTTTCACAGGTGCTTCTACTACCAATTCGGTATCTTCCGAAGGCCGATAAGACTTAGCAATCTCTGGCAACTCCATTTTCTGTGGTACTACATATCGACCTTTGTATTTCTGGTCATAGATGATCTGGCCATGTTTGTCCAATATTATGTAGCCACCATCTGCTGCCCAATCTATGCTTTTACCACCAGTCATTTTCCCAGCAATATCACTCTCAACAAAAACTAATCCAGCATCCATGTCGGGGGGAATAACGCCACTTCGGAGAAGTAATGCCTTACCTTCCCCTGCATCCATTACACCAGCATCTATCATGTCTGTAACATTCTCTATTTCTCTAGCATGAAGGTCAGCTAGTCCCAGCCTATCCTCAGCGTCCATCATGCCAAACTTGAACAGGACACCTGGGGGCAAGACAAATGTGTTGATAGCTCGCTCTACAGCGGCTATGATTACAGCGGGGAACTTACCCTTGGCCTTCTGCGCTTGAATCCAAGCAGAGGCTTTAGTTGCGCCAACATGCTCTATCTGCCAGAACTCATTAACATCTACTCCAAAGGCTAAGGCTAGTGTCTTTGCGTAAACGTCCACCGTGACCTTCTTGTCAAATTGGTCTGGTAAGCCAGCAAATGAGATGAGTTCTATAGAGACTTTGCCCGGGCCGCCCGTTGCGCCAGGATTACCTATCAGCCATAGAATCCCTGGATAGATTAAGTTACCGCGATTCTCTCTGCCCATTTTATACAGCTTCATGGCATCACGGAATTGCCTGGGGGTTAATCCGGTTACGGCAGCTATACCATTAGGGGGCAAGTCAGATAGCTTCTCTCGCTCATATTGATTAACCAGAATAAGTATCTGGGCGGCGTTAATAGCTCTTGATACAGCGCAGTAACCGTAGTTATTCATGGCTACATTAGCAGAGGGCAAAGAACAGATATGACTTACTGATGTACGAGGCATCTTGTGCCAACTGCCTGCAACGTCGCGGTATTTTACAGGGTAATCCCAATCGCCAGTAAGATTACACTCATAAGAGTCCATATTAAAAAGTCCCTGAACTGGCCCATTCTTAATCTTGCTACCGAACTCTATAAATGCACCCTTGTCTTGTGTAAGATAATCTAATAGGAACTTAGACAAGAATGTGTCCCAGTCTTTGCCATCAGATTCACGAAGAATACTAGCATAGCGGGCGACTTTGTTGCGACCACCACTAATTGTCCAACCGAGACCAATGATTTTAGCTACTGCTGAGTGAACAGCACCAGCCAAGATAGACTCCTTTTTCCAGAAGTCGCGTAGCCATTTCTCTCGCTTCTGAGTACCCCACTGCGGAATACCGTCGCTTCTGTCAGCTAGCCATGTGATATACTGGAAAGCGTCATCAGTATCTTTATCAAAACGATCCTGTACTGAGATAGTGCTGGGGCGCTTAGTTCCTTGACCTCTAGTCTTCTGGTTCTGTAATCTCTGTGCTTGTAGCCACTGTTGGAACTCTGCCATAATCTGTTTCTACCTTTGCTATATAATCCAGCATCTTGATATACCATCTGAATAATCTGTGCTTCGTTTGCTCAATAATCCATAAACGGAGGAATAGTTTTGTTGCCTGGAAGAAGTTAGAGAAGTTGAACAGGGGAATAGGAATAATGTTTTCATCTAAAAGTTGTGATACTTGCTGCATATCTTGCTGTACATCTTGCTCAGACATAGCTACTCCTTGATTACCTGTTGTCATAATAATAATCTAAATATAGTTATATGTCAAGCAGGAGAAGAATAGGGGGAGTTATAAACAAAGACTATGTAAAACTACTACATATATAGAGCTATGCTATTTCGCATAATGTATATGTCGTAGTTTTACAGAAACGTTTCGGATTTAGCCCTAGAAGATATATCCCCCTCCTGCACCTTCGTCATAGTCTCCCTCCAGTGAGCACAATACAGCAGCGTCTGCGAAGTCGGGACTGCGGCCTAGCTTCTTCCTTATCAGTGGTTTCGGATCCATCAACTTACGCCCCTGCCTATCAAAATCATATGTCTGCGCAGTAAGTTCTAAGAGTAAATCAGGATGATCGGGGATTGACCTGTCGCCAGTGACAATTCTTCGCGCCAGTTGAGCATAGGCATATGCGCGAGTATTAGCGAACCTTCTATCAGGCGGAGTTTTCTTAAAGTTAATGTTCTCTACGTTGAACTCACCCTCTAGTAACATATTGTCATATATCCCAGCGCCGTAACCTATGCCATCAATGTTAATTATATCTGGCATAACTTGCCTAGCAATATCCTTAATGCGCCCTTCAGTATAAGATAATAAGGTGTTAGACCATGACTCTATCCTAGTGCCAATAGTCTTACCGGTACGCACCATGACGACATTCTTATCTCCCCCTAAGCGAGCGATGTCAACCCCCATAATAATAGGATCTACGTCAGGCAATTCCAGCCCTATGGCTTCTTCTAGCTTCTGTGAGTCAAAGACATATAGTACATCGCCAGAACTGTCTACGAATTCACCTAATACCTGAGTTTTGTATTCCACCGGATCGGTAATGCTATCAATATATTCTTTGTCTACTCTCGGCGAGTCTAACCCCGATGTATGGAATAATTCATATCCAGGGATTTTTCTTTCAAAGATGTCGCGAAAGTAGCAAGCATGGGGATGGCGCGGGGGAGTACTTAGTACTAATATCTTGGCATACTTTGTAGTTAAACAACCAGCGATACTGTTAAAAGTTGCTCTTGTAACTAGCTTGGCCTCATCAACAATAAACAGTATATGTTCAGCGTGGAATCCTTCTAGTTTTTCGGGGTCATTAGATGACTCCCCTACAGCAAACCAGTATTTACTAAGATAAATACCTAGCTTCTGAGGATCAATAGAGGAATCATCAAAGCCTAATTTGGTAAAGTCAATTCTACTATACCACTTATGAACTTCTGGCCATAGCATCTTGGCCACTTGTCGCCAGTTAGATGCTGTAGTAACAGTGTTAGACTCATAAAAAAGAAGTGTGTGCCAAAGAACAATCCATGCGGCCAATCCAGTTTTGCCAACGCCGCGCCCTGCTCTCCACGCCACTTTAGACCGAGGCTTACCAGCAACTGCATCCATTACTTCAACCTGGTAATCTTCTGGCTCAGCCCCTATTACTTCTTTAACAAATAGAGCAGGATTACGTCGGTATGTTATTAGGCGTTGCGCTAGCTCAGGTGTGATACTCATACTAAGAGTATAACTGAAAACGGTCATTACGTCAACCAATTATGACGGTGCGCCAACTCCCATAATAGGCAATCTTGGAGCAGTCGGTGGCATAGATATACTAGTGCTGGTGCTACTTGAACTACTGCTAGAACTGCTAGAGCTAGATGACGAAGACGAGCTACTGCTACTGGAGCTGCTACTAGAGGATGATGAAGAACTGCTGCTGCTTGATGAAGAACTACTACTTGATGAACTAGAACTAGACGAAGATAATGACGAGCTTGATGAAGAAGAACTCGAAGATGATGACGATGATGACGAGGAGGAAGAACTACTAGATGAGGAGCTACTTGATGATGAACTAGAGCTACTAGAGCTACTTGATGAGCTGCTACTAGAACTGCTAGAGCTTGAACTGGAGGACGATGAACTTGAGCTGCTACTACTGCTCGACGAGCTTGAGCTTGAACTACTAGAGCTTGAAGAACTTGATGATGAAGACGAGCTACTTGATGAAGAGCTTGAGCTAGACGAACTGCTCGATGAGCTAGAGCTGCTTGACAATGAACTTGAAGACGAACTGGATGAACTAGAAGAACTTGAAGATGACGAGCTGCTGGACGACGAAGATGAGCTACTACTACTAGAACTGCTACTTGAGGATGAGCTAGAACTTGAGGAGCTGCTGCTTGAGCTTGACGAGGATGAGCTGCTACTTGAGCTTGATGAACTAGAACTGGAGCTACTCGAAGAACTACTACTAGACGAACTCGATGATGAACTACTTGAACTAGATGAAGATGAGCTACTGGACGAGGATGACGAACTAGAAGACGAGCTACTAGACGAAGAGCTTGAACTAGAGCTACTGCTCGATGAAGAGCTTGAGCTACTACTGCTAGAACTGCTGCTTGACGAAGATGACGAGGAACTAGAGCTACTACTACTAGATGAACTCGAAGAACTGGATGATGACGAACTGCTGCTACTCGAACTAGAGCTACTGGAGCTAGACGAGCTGGAACTAGATGACGAAGAACTTGATGAAGAGCTGCTACTTGACGAACTGGAGCTTGAACTACTACTGGAACTTGACGAACTGCTAGAAGACGAAGATGAACTTGACGAGCTGCTGCTGGAGCTACTACTAGAAGACGAGCTACTGCTCGATGAGCTGGATGACGAACTTGAACTTGACGAGCTACTCGAAGACGAGGAACTTGAACTAGAAGACGAGCTACTTGATGAGGAACTACTAGACGAGGAGCTACTAGAGCTACTGCTACTGGAACTACTACTTGAGCTGCTACTTGATGAAGATGAGCTTGACGAAGATGAACTACCAGTGCTATATTCAATGTGGAGTTTTGCACCCGATACGTTGCCAGAAGATTCATAGGTGAGACATCTAGTAACTTTGAGTGCATCTGTCTTCCCAATGAACATGAAGGCCATATTGTTATTAGCCGACCATGATCCCCTATCTACTATTTCCTGAACAACAAGCTTGAGGCTGGGTGACTGTTTCCACCCAGTGCCGAGGCCGTCCTGTACCCAGGCCGCTGATTCTGCCGTCCGCGCCCTAGACCAAAGGGTATCATCACTGAAATCTACAGCACTGTCAACATCATTGCCATAAATGTCCATGTTAATGTCGTCATATGTATCATTACTAATATAGATTTCTATATAAGCAACATCAATGGTAGCGCCTTGTGCAACATTGACAGTCTGAAATCTTACACCTCCTCCTTTATAAGCGTTATTCGCTACGTCTGTATTTGACTGAAGCTCCATAACGGTATTGGTAATAGCACTATAATAGTACTCACCCTCCCAGACATACCATCTAGTTGTATCATCATTCCCTTCCCCTACCTGCTCATCTATATCGGGGTCGAAGATAATAGTGCCTTCCGGCAGAGCATTGAGCGCAAGGACAGGCGCACCGACCAGCAGATAGTGCTTGTCGTTCTTCTTGATGAACCGCTTGCGCAGATGAACCTGTATCGGCTCATCGTTCTCGTCAACAGGTTCGCCCTCGGGCCACGCCTTGCTCGCAGGCAGTGCGGTGATTATCTCATCTTGATGGTTTTTGAGATACAGTCTAGTCGCTCGCTCAAAATCAGAATCCTTATCTATATTGCCCTCGTCATCAGCCAGCCCTGGCACTTGTCCCCAACCTACTTCGTAGACCATGACCAGATATGTATCAGCGGCAGGATATGGTGGGTGAGGCATTGCATCCCTGGCGGCTTGGCTGACCTTTATCTCCTCATGCAACTTATCACCAGAGATGTGTATCTCAAAGTCCACGCCAGGGAAGAGGTCGGCCCAAGTCAGTTTGCCCGTCGGATTCGGAAGCAGAGCATTCCCGTGGTCAATTGCTTCCGCGCTGGGTGTCCCATAACTGGCCTCGCGGATGGTCGTATATTCCTTCGTGGCTATGTTAAGGTACGCTATGCGGTCAAGTCTAAGTCCGATCCCCACGCCCTTCTTTTCAGCGGCGAACCAGCCACCGTTTCTGGCTAGGAATCGCCAGTGGGACTTCTGCATCTCCCAATCCCAGCCAGGCTCGTCACTGGGTACTATGCGCGGGTCTACGTCAAGCCACTGGCCTGAACCTTCTACTTCCTCATAGTGTAGAGAACCAATCGTGGCATCTAAGGAATACTGTCCAGTAGGATTCCCGTTAATGTGAAGGTGTTTCGTCTTGGACGTGCGGGTACGTCTGGCCGAGATTTCACGCCATTCTTCATTCCACTCAAATTCAGGGGAACCCTCTGCCAGAAAATGTTTCTTAGCCAATCTCTTCCCTCACTTCAGGAGAAACGTTCGCCTCCCGCCTGGGATAAATCTCATTGTATCGCCTCAGCACATCTTCTAATTCCTTCTCACTGGCTACTAGTGCATAGTAATAAGCGTTGGGCCTCACGGCCTCTTTCCAATCTTCTCCTTTCCACACCCTAAAGTCGCCTGTCCAGATTCCTTCGCTTCCCCTCTTGGCCGTCTTGCCATCCACGATAATTGTGTCACCATGGTGCTGACGTAATCGCCTTGGCTCAGCCCACTCCATGAACTTCTCGGTCGGGTTCCACGCCACGATGCTGTATGGATTTGGGATATTGTGCCACGGCTTACTGAATGCTCTCTTTCTTAGCCCGTCATGAGCCTGCTTGATGATTCTGGCAGTCTTTTTCAACTCTCCAACCTTCACTACAACTGTCAGCCAAGGTTCTCCCCACTGAATGCCCCTACCATACTGTGGCCAGTTCTGCTGCATCCAAACCAACCTCTTTTCGTACACTGATCCATACTGGTTCGGCCATACGCCAGTCTCCAGGAACAACCGTCTAAAACTGCCGCTAGCTCTTCGATAAGGATGGACATTCATAACTGAGTGAACTATGAATCCAGCCTCCTGCCACTGACAAGCCATTTCATCATCATCAACTCCCCAGCCAGGTTCGCCGAAGGGGCCTTCTTCAGTGAACCTGTGGTCATCCCAAACCCCTTTGCGGCAAAGCGCGTAGGCCGTCAGACTCAGAGATCGGTTGTGATAAGCAGAGTACTTTGTCTTCTCCTCTGGATCATCTATGCGATAAGGCCATCGTCTCCACGCCTTATTCTTATCAGTCTCGAAGTGCCCAACATCTATGCCTACCACATCTACTCTCTTGAACCTGGTCTCCGTAACGGGATGCCTCTCAAGATAATCAAGCATCCTCTTTGTGCCATCAACCAAAGGACGTATCCCACCATCCAACATCAAGACGTAATCGAACTCTCCAGCAGCTTCTAGGCCAGCGTTACGTCCAGGGCCAGCACCATGGTTCTCTCTGATGAGAGGAATAAGGTCTGGCTGAGTAGCCAACCACTCATTTGTTCCATCATTAGAGCCATTACTGACTACAATTATCTCATCCACAAGAGGATCATTTCTAAGAATAGGAATCTGTTCTTTTAGTAGCGGCAAGTTATCCAGGGAAGTTATAATTGCTTTCAGCATACATATCCTCAATGCCTACTTTCTTAAAGCTATCGTAGCCCCAACTCTTTAGCAACTCTATTATTAGCTCTGACTTGTAATTAAACTGTTGCGTGTTTAACTCTTGATACTCAAACAGTATTGACGGCAAGAATTTCTTTATTGTAGTCTCTGCGCCCAACAAAACATATAGCTCATTTCCCTCAGTATCAATCTTGAGAAAATCTAATGCCGGAAGATTATAACTGTCTAGTCGCTTAACCGTTGTGGGCACACCGTGCCATATAAGCCCCCTTGGCCTCGGGATTCCCAAACATCCCAGGGCCATATGGATAGCGTTGTCTGGTGTCATTAGCGTTCCCATCTTCTCAACATTCGACAATGCTTCTTGACGCAATTGCACTCTTTCTTGGAGATTGTGCAAGACAACATTACTCTTTAATATGTTAAACACTATCGGATTAGGCTCAAATGCTAGAACTTTCATTCCCGAATGTAGTAATGGTAATAAGGCAAAACTGCCGGTACTAGCTCCAACATCTACTACAAACGGATGTTCCACTGACTTCGTTTGCTCGTAAAAGAACTTAACAAGGTTGCCATCATAAGCTAATGGCTTACCATCGGCATCACGCCATTGCCAAGAACCACCAAAGTATCCCGAGCGAGCATCAAGCATTATGGGTTGATCAGCCCACCATGTAGCATCTATTACAGGCCGAGACGTAAAAGTATTTTCATCCCATTTGTATCCATATCGGTCAGCCACAACCAGCAATTTGTCTCTTAATTTAGGGGATATATCTTCTAACTTAACATCAGAAAGACCAAGACCAGGGCGGCTGTTATATAACTTGTTAGAGAACGGATTCTGTACTGTTATGTTTAGGAACTGCTCCAATGATGCAGTGCTGTCTTCTATTCTGTGCCTAAAGTGAGCATGTGGTTCTATCATCTCGTTAAACGCTATATACCAATAAGCCATACTATCTACTGGGTTCAGCAGCTTAATCTCAGGGATAAACTGAGCTGCCCAGTCAAAGTATGGCTTAGTATTAGAGTATAAGATTAGTCTTAGGAAAGAGTCCATGGTTGGTTTAGGGTGACGCATAACATGAATCACAGTCATATCCTCTAGCTCTGGTCGTCCTAGCCATGGAGCGGCTAACCATGAAGAGTCGGCTTGCCAGCCCCAACTAGGATTAGCAAGCCTTAACCTAATCTGTTCTAATGCATAGTCCCATCCTTCTCTGTTAAACACTTGTTCATGTGTACACTTGATACCAGCACTGGTAAGCCACTTCGCCATAAACCCCGTGCCGCATCTGCCAGTACCAGTGACGATAATGTTCATTATTCACCTACTGGGTCTAGATAAAGCAGAGGCTCAAATGACTTCCATAGTGCCTGCGGCGTCCATTCTTTTCTGGCAACCTGTCTAGCCATCAATGCTCTATTCTGTGATAACTCGGCTATTAGGCGTTTTGCTTCATCATCCCAAAATGATTGCTCATCAGGTTGGTATTCTCTATTTATCCTATCACTACTGAAGTCAAAATAGATCGCATTATTGCCATAAAGTTCTCTCATCATTGGCAAATCATGGTTTAGCACCACCAAGCAACCTCTTAGCATAGCCTCATGGACAACAAAACTATATGTCTCAACTCTGCTAGGATGGATGTAGACATTAGATAAATCCATTAGCTCAACAACAATCTTTCGAGGAACTCCCTGGGAACATCTGTCATCTAGTCTACTTGTAAATGCTACTTCTCCTTCTAACCCCAGGTTCTTGGCCAGTGTCAATAGCTCATCTATGTAATCCTGGAATCTCTTGCCCATTGATTGCCAATCTATAACCAGAAGCCTTGGAGTATAGCCTAGTTTTTTAACCCCCGCTAGTAACCTTATAATCTTCTCTGGCTGTTTACCCTTATCTAACCTAGCAGGATATACAACTGAGACATCGCCACCACATAAGTCAAACTTATTTACCAAGTCCTGGGTCAGTCCATCATAAGGCCATAACAACATTGGGTCAATAGCATGTCCTGCTCGCGATACTTTAACCTTCCATTCTTGCCCACCTAATCCATATGCTCCGACTACTAATGCCTTATCAGAATCGTTAGGATAAACTATGTATCCTGGCGGAGGAGTAAATCGGCAATTATCAGGGTACTTATTCTGGTCGCCAGCACTTGGGCAAGAGTGTATCCAATGTAACCATAGAAGTTTATGGTTTTTGGCATATCGTCGCATAGCTACATTATGCTCTTTGTAAAATGCCTGCAAGATGATGTCCTGTGTAATACAGACATCAATTCCATCCAGGTTTTCTTCTAAGGCAGTATAGATTTTGTTTACTCTTTCTTCAAAGTCTTCTGCCACTCCTTGGGTTAATGTTAGCTTGGGAATCACTGCCCGTATATCTAGCATCTCTGGCGTCCACATACCATGAAACTTGAAATCTTCTTGCACTAATACTACTGGTTCATATCCGTGGTCTACTAACATTCGTATCTGAGTTTCTGTTACTGCTACTAATGAATATCCTGATTCAACTTCAAAGAACGTAGTAAATAGCGCAACCTTTTTCACTTAGTTTCTCCTGTATTTTCTATTAGATCCTAAGACTGTATCCAGTACCACGGAATCCAATAACACTTGCGCGTAAAAAGGAAACTGGTGTAGCGGCGCGAATTCTCAAGGCAGAGTTTTCGGGAATTTGAAGGGGACTGGGAAATGAGGATGAAAAACCACCAGTTCTTGCGGCATAGCCCCAATAGATAACGTTGTTAGCATCATCAAGAAACTCAACTACTGTACCGGTGGCCAGATCTGAATTAGTGACTAAAATATGATTGATATAAAGATGATATGCTGGCCCCTCATTGACAAGAACCACATGGGCCAATACATCATTAAATGGGCCAACTGCGGCTCTTCGGTAATTGCTTGGGTCTGCGTATGGAAAGTCAAATTTGAAGTCTCTTAACATTTTCTACTCCCTCGGTGGGGCGCCCCATATTCTATTGGCTGTTATAAATTTAGTAGCAAAAGATGTTTCAATATCTCGTTCTAACTCGGCTATTCGCTGCTTTAATACAACGACTTCTTCAGTGCTAGACCTTTCAGTATTAGACTTAAGATTTTCTCTAGTAATATAAGACTCAATCTGTTGATAGACACTTTTAGACTCAGTTATATACTGTTGCAAATTGACAATAGCAACAAAGGTACATCGAGAACAAATGTAATTATCGCTAGATATGTCCCTGAATGAAATACCCATAAAACGATTGCACTTAAAACACCTTTTGATTATTCGCCAGTTAGTTATTTTTGTATTAACCTGCGCAATTATTGTTTTAATGGACATATTAAACTCCCGTTTCCTAGGTAGACGCTAGTTGTTGCTATTAGGCGTTGTGCTAGCTCAGGTGTGATAGACATTTAATCTTCGTATATAGCCCGAACATCAAAAGATGATGCCAAGGCATCTGATGCATTGGCCATTCTCATTATCATGCCACCACTGGGCTCTATTAACTTTGCTTTTGCCCAAATAAACCGCGCAGAGTCTTTTGCCGACCCAGCAGAATAATCACCATCATAGCCATGAAGTATTCTATTACTATTGTCTCTCCGTACAACATACATAACTTCATTGCCAGCATAATTATATTTTAGGCCAGTATCAGCAGAAGACCGTGTTTCGCTAGTTATCGTAACCACATTACCAGTAACATCTGCAACATTACATATCTCGCCATCTAAATGGCCCGTACCAGTAATCCATACTTTGTCACCAACTTCTATTGGCGTGGCGTCGTCAACTGTTAACACTGTCTCTTGATAGTCCCAGATGTTACCACCATTTCTGCTAGCACAATAGTGACAATTAGTAAAGAATATCTGCCAAGGCTGAACATCGGCAGCAGTACCAGCATTGATATATATTCCAAGAGATGTCCACATGTCAGTTAATACATCTGGCGCAATAACCCTTACTACGTCGCCCCAATAGTTCTGATCTTCCCATGGGCCAGCGAGCGAGTCATCAGTTACAGTATTATCTATAGTTATAGGGTCACTTGCTACACCTTCCCCAGCGGGAGGCGGATACTCATGCTCATGATTTTCTCTGCGCATCCTGTCCACGAATCCAGGCCATGAATTAAACTCTCCGGCATCTACCCTATCGCCATCACCAGCACCACTTGAGCAGTCTTTGATAATAGAGTATACGACGGCGGCAACGGTCTCAAACCCTGCCGTCGCATTAGACCCACTGATGCATCTTAGAAGCTCATTGCGCATCCCAGCAGTGAGATAAAATCCACGAGTAGCACCTAGGTTACCCAAGGCCGTGCAATCAACTAACTTATTGCCATTTGCGCCTATATCCCAGCCCGTTATTGATGCATTGCCTGATCGACAGTTAATAAACCAGTTGCCACCACCGTCTATATCCCAGCCGACAGATGGAGCTGTCCCAGCAGGACAATCCTCAAATACATTGTGCCCACCAGTAATATGAACACCAATTTGCCCAACTTGAGTAAAGCGTATCTGTGTTATATGACAATAATCTGCCGAAACTGTTAACACAGTGCCAGGAGTTGAATTAGTAATAATTGTTCCTAGTTCGCCCCATAATCCCAGGCTTTTGTTTAAGACTAGGCCACCTTCATCATATGTCCCAGCGGCTATAACAATAGCGTCACCATCAACGGCAGCGGTTATGGCTTCAGTTATAGTCTGAAATGCCAGAGATGGCTCAGTGCCATTCCCCGATACTGCCATGCCACTATCTACATACCATATATCTCCAATAAACTTAGGAATATGCTCTATCGCACTCTCTCCACTAACACTTCCACCCATGATTTTATCAACAGGCATTATAGAACCTCCTAGGATTTTACTAAGGGACCAAGTTCCATTCTAAAATCACTGTGGCGTGGGCGTTCGCGCCAGTCTGACTCACCAACCGCAAATTATTCACATCTACATTGCCAGTTATAATGGCTGTGTCTCCGATTGCAAGGGGTATTCCCAATAAAGCGTTTGGATCATGTCCTGTGCATAGGAAATTAACGGGGGCTTGCAAGATTGACACTGTACATGACTGAGCATTGGTAAGCTCTTGTGCGGAAAATCCAAAGTCTGCTATTGCCATCACCGCTGCGCCGACTATTGCCCCACGTACAGCAGCACTCTCACGGAAACTCCTAATATCAAAACTGGTGGTTGTTTTCATGATAATCCTTTCAATACAAAAAAATACTCCCAAGAATTAAACTCTTAGGAGTATTATAATAAACTAACTATAAGTTGTCAAGTCAAATTGCTAGTCACGCAGCTCAGGTGACGGCCATCTAAGAATGAGCCATTTAGGTAAGTGCATAAAGAGCCACATAAATATACTAATGATTCCCGAAACTGTCTTGGGCGATTTGGCCAAAAACTTGTGCTTAGAGAGTATATTATAGGCATAAGTACTGCCAAGATATAGTCTTTTGAAGACAATCGTGCCATCTATGACTTTGGATAGTTGAATAAGAGGCATAAGAGCTGAGACAAAATCCTGTGCCGCAGTAAAAGCTATCGCATCAGCATCTGGTCTTGGTGCAGAATCTTTAGACAAAGCTATATTCAATATTACCTCACACTCTATTCCGTCTTTAGCTACAATCCCATCGGCCCATGCCTGAGCAAAGGTTGCGGCATCCCCAAAACTTTCAAACTGGGTTCCTAGTAAATGTGGTGGGTTGTGAGCTGAACACGAAGGATGATTAGTATTAAGCCATACAGACCACAGGCTATCTATTTCATTGACATAGATTGTTTTAGTTTCCATATTAGTATTCCCACCAACTTGGTACATTATACCGTTCACACAACCAGTTATCTAACCTATTGAACCAGCCCCACTTTTTACTAACTAGCCAACAGTAACAATGATTTAGTAATCTATACAGTGTGAATTTATCTATTGGGTTCCTCGTGCCGCATCGCCTACAATAATACTCATTTGCATATTGACTAAAGCTAACATCGTGGTCTGTTAACAAACACTTTAGCTGCCTTAGTCCATGTTTACACTTGTCCTTAAGCCTATATAGCCACTGGTTCAACATGTTCATATCGCCCACTCCTCGTCTGATAATTCTCTAATTAATTCATTATCACCAATATCAAAGAATACCCTTCGCCCATTAGACAGTCTGTAGCACATGTATTCTCCACTAGTGGCATGATTTGCAGTTTTCATAGCCGCGCCACCACCCTTAACCTCAAAGATTGCCCCTTCTCGTAAGTCTCTCAGTGGTATCCATCTATCAATCTCTTCCCATCTTCTACCCTTGCCATAGTGAGCTAACTCAAAATCAACTGGCCCTAATCTTACCTTTATCCACATAGTCCAGTAGTAATCATTCTCCTTAGCCAATAGCCAATCATCACGAAATGCCCCTATATCAATGCCTATACCCCAAGAATATAAATCCCAACGTAAAGCTATGCTGCCAAGGCGTTTTTCATATATTAAGTCACCGTGTAGCTTCATTATTCCTCTTTTCTCTAATACTATACCTTAGCTTCCATAACCAAGCATTGCCTACTATAAACCACAGTTTTCCCCTATGCTCACCGACTTCCTGCACGTTATCCCAAGGATAGCTTACATAGTGGTCAACTATACCATTGATATGTACCGACTTGGGGGCAGAGTAGACTGAGTCCCATAGTTTACTAAACCATCGCACAGTCTTGACTTCTCTGTTCACAGTGGGAAAGAGTTCTTGGTCAACGGGCCATCCCTCTGCCTCCGCATCTTGCCAAGAAATATCTTGCAATCTCTCAACTCCCGTTCCCTCATTGATTAACCACAATCTAGTAGCAACCTTTGGCATATGAATACTGGGAATCCACAGTCCTTGGCCATGGCGGTAATTATACATTTTAGTCCATTGCTCACCAGCTTCTTTTGTATTCTCTATTTCAATGAAAGCATTATCAGCAGCATATCGTATGCCATCAACACCATTGGGAAGTTCCTCGGCTCGGCATGTTTCGCGGACATAGAGGAGGTCGCCATAATGTCCATAAGGAGAACGTAAAGTTGTTGCCTCATATCCCATATCACCAGCGGTTAACGCCTGATAGTAACCGTCAATATCACAACAGCCGCCATAACTACGCTCTAGTGTTTCCAGATTTGCACTAGTTGGCTGTACCCTCATAGGCCTACGAGTCATTATTTTTTTGCCAGCTAGCGTTGCCTTAACGCCAAAGCCATTCATTAACAAGGGTTTTTCACTCATAATAGCACCCACAATATTATACTAACCAGCATCAATACTGGTATTAAGCATCCAATAACTAGCCCAGTTTTCTTCGGTTTCCAATTGCCAACTTGCGGATCAGTATTGCCTAGCTTCTGCTTGAGCTTGCCATTTATGTCACGGTCATACTTACTCATAGTTCTTCTTCCTGCTCCTTACGAAACTTAATTGCCTCAGTGGGACTAGGTGGCTCAATAGGATAATGTATTTGTTCATACTCATCAACCGCTAAAGCAAAGACCTCCAGTTCTGCTTCCTCAAGTGAACCTAGCGCAGAGTCCATTAGCGGCTCTATAATAGCCAATGCCGCATCATAGTCTATCTTTATACCCATCACTGTTCTTTTTATCTCTTCCATTAGCTCTTCACTGACGACCACGCGGCTATTTGACAACTGCACCTGATGGATTACAGAATCTACTTCTTCCTCGCTTTTAGCGGAGATATGTATTGGAAGAAATGGAGAAACATATATCTCTAGCTGAAGAAGACCAGTGGCATTTATATCTTTAGTCATTTCCCACCTTACCTGATTATTCTCACTCCCCGTTTATCCAATGCTGCCGCTACCCTACCAATGAAGCCTCTCACTGCCAGTAGTTCTTCTGGGGCTAAGGAATTAAGCACACTTGGAACACTTGGTGGTTTAAGTAGTATAAGTTGCACAGTGACAGGATTCTCTCTAACTGTCTTTATGCCAACCATGAACCTGTTATCTTTGCTAGTAATGGTTCTTATTGATACTGATGACTTGCTTTTTATTGTCTTACTTTTCTTCAATCTATTCTTCCCCTATAAACTTCTTTACTGTGAACTCGCTTTCTAATTGTCCACTAGGCGAATCATATCTCTTTTGCAACTCATCTCAGTAATCATAAGGGCTCATTACTATACTTGTCCTCCCCATTCATTCTCGACCCATCGGGTCTCCATTAACAAATCATCTAGGGCAGATTGTTCTTTAGAGGTAGTCACTTTTCCCCTATATGCTAGATTATCATGCCATATTAACTTTCGCCGCAATCTTACTGCCGCCTTAAACACTTTACGCAAATGCTCATAGTCTACGGTGTCTTTGTTTTCTTTCTCTCGTACTCTTTCAAAACTCTGCTCAAAGAGTTCTAGAATATGTTCCTCTATATCCTTCATACGATACAGTCCCTCTTTGAATAACTTGTCGAACAGTATCTCAGCCTCAGTTTTCTCTCTCTCAACATATCTAGTGGCTAAGGCGGCGGCAAGAGCTATGGCCTTTAATTCCGTATCCTGCGAAACACAATTTTCCGGTTGGCCAAGGCCCAAATCTTCTAGGCCATTGATATTCCAATTACATTCATAAAAGTATGCGACAAATTTGTTCCTTACTCCAGTATAAAGCAAGGCAAGGTGAAGCCTGTGTTTTTTCATCTCATCAATAACTCTGCCTATTTGCCCCCAATTTTCATAAGGTTTCCATGCGCCCCTAGACATCTTGGTATTGCCAACATTGTCAGTCCAAAAGTAATTGTCAATATGCCACTGCATCACTTCTGTTGCAAGGTGATTTGCCACCGCTTGCCAGTTAGTCATTGTCTATCCTTTCAATACTCCTAAATATTCTCCCAAGATATTCTTTTTGTCAATCTATTGCTGGAGGCTGAATTTCACGAACTATGGCAGAGGGACTAAAGTGATAAGTAGCACCATCACCGACTCCAGTACAAAGGTATTTATAGTCTTTGAAACTAGCTCTCTTGAGATATAATCCACCCTCGGTCATTATTGTAAACAAAGACCCACTCTTAAGTTGACCCAATTCTGTCCACTCTTGCTCCCTCATCACCGCCTCGTTGGCCTCGCGGAGAATCTTTGCTGCTGTTCTAATTCTATCTATATCTGAGCCATAACCACCAGTGGTTAACGCTTCATAAGCTCTTCTAACTGCTGGAAACAAAACTTTTAACTGTCTTTTCTCTAAAGATTCCATTATTTACTCCTCTGGGCACAACTTATTACGTAACCACTCGTCTAGCTCTATCTTGTCCTCTCCGCGAAAAGTTATAGTCTCAGTTTCTTGGCCCACAACAAGGCCAACTCTAGTTTCACTTTGCGCAATAATGAACCATACTAGATTATCAACATTAAACCCCGTGTTACAAAAGCGATGCATTTCCATAGTTACTTCTCCTTTAGAATAAGCTCCCTACTTCTTCCTCCACTTTAGCCTTCTTCACAACTCTAATACTGACTGATGGCTTACCAGTCTTCTGGCAATCACCAAACCTCTGTCTCAGCGCCTCGTCTTCAATCTCAGGAATAAGGCTAACTAAATCCTTGGTATTCCAGCTAGTTCGTCCCTTGTTCCATACAGCCTGGAATCCCTCACCCTTAACAGTATGCGCTACAAAAGCTGTCTCTGCCTTGATATACTTTATAAGTTCCCGTTCTACGGCAGGTAACTCATTACCAATGGCCTCAGTCTTTTCTTCTTGCAATCTTTTTATAGCGCAATCAAAGCTTCGTGCCTTAGTCGCTATCTGCTCACGCACCGTCGCCAACTCATTAAGCCACTTCTCTACCTGATCTACTTCTCTAATTCATCAAATGTTTTACACTCTTCCCTAAACGAGCAGTAATTACATACCCACTCGCCTGCCTTACCCACTTTGGGAGCAATCGTACCATGCTTTAGTGCATTATCTAGTATCACGGCGCGTTCGTCTACCCATTTCTCAACCGCCGCTAGTGGATAGATTTCTACCTTAGCTCTGAATGTTCCCCTATGAGCCTTCTCTTCATCCCACTCCTTTTTACACTTTGGGCAAATCCATTTCTGATCTTCCCTTTGCTCTAGTTCACATTTACACTTCTGGCAACGGGTGGCTCCTTGTAAGGCCAGGTACTCTAGAACACCACTGTTAGCTTCATATTCGTTCTCATGTAATAGCCATCTATAGATATTTATCTGGCGGCTGTTGCTTGACGACGGGAGGCGCACTTTACTCAGCCAGCGCTTTGACTTGTTGTCAATTATTACCCCGTCTTTAGTTAATAAGTCCACTGTGCCAACTACTTCTACACCACTTGGGGTTATAGCACTAAGGGATAGCTCTACTTGGCTATCGGGCGGCGCAAACTCCTCTAGCTTACTATGGATAAAGATACCTAACACTGCTGCTATCCATTGGCTAGGAGGCTCATAGTAGTCTGCCACTTTGCCAAAGTAAGCCCGCCGTAAGCAACCCGTGAGGTCTGTAACATGAACCTTTGGCCTAGGCTTACTTAGTATTACTGACCCAGCTTTGAGTAGACTATAGGTATAGCCACATGGAGTATCATTGTCTAGTGCACATTGTAGACACTCTTTGAATTTGATTGATTTCTTGTGATATGGGCATTTGACGCCGACAAGTGGCATAGTTATTCCTTATTCCTCAATTCATACTCGGCTAATGCAAAATTAGCAATTGCCAAGAAAGTGTATATCCAGATATCTATCATGTTAACCGCGGTATGTCTCCAGCTCAAACGGGCGATGGCTATGAGAAGACAAGTACCCGAAGCTATTCTGAGACACGCGCCAGCAATTCTAGGATTAAAATCTGGCATAACTTATTCCTTCTTATACTCTGGCAAATCAGGATTATCTCTACTGTGCGCACTAAGTAACTGCGTCCACGCTGCATCAATATCA